CCGCCCGACCGTTTCAACGGGCGACGTTTCTTCGCCAGCATGACTGGGCTGTCTGAAAATGCAGTCCAGCAAGCCTGGGACGCGGCCAAGGTCAACCTTGCGAAGCTTCAGGGCTGTGCCCGGCACCAAGTCGAACCGCCAGAAGAAACGAAAGCGGGCATGAAGCTGACCTGCACGAACTGTGGCGGCACCATGGGGCTGAACCAGATTTCAGAATACATTCGCGGCTACGAAGCCGCTGGCAAGTCGGCCGACGACATATGGCCCGGCTACAGGGACACAAAACGTGACGTCGCTTTGTGATGGTTGGAAGCATGACGCGCAATAATATTTATCGGAAGCTGGAAAAACTGACCAAGTCCAGAAGGCCGCCAGACGTCCTGTTGTTGGCCAAAGCCGACCTGGACGAATTTGCAGCGCAGTTCTACGACGACATGCCTTTCATGGCTGTCCTGTTTACCCTTGACGAAGTTCGCGCGAATATAGTCGCTGGCAAGGCAAAGTTGAATGGAGTAAAAATTCAGGTCGCTTGACAAGTTGTCGCACATTTGGTGCAGCAATCACGCGACTGACTTTTCGTAATCAGTAAATTCGCGTGCGTCTAATGCCCGTATTTGCTGTGTCAACCTCGTAAAAACCAATTCCAATTCCCAGCAATGCGTGGGCTATATGTTCGAAAACCTTCCCCAATTCCAAAAACAGGAAAATGCGTTTGCTATACTCGCTACGTTGTTTGAAAACGTAGGAGAAAAAATGACGACATTGGAAACAATGGCCGCGAACGACGCGCGCCCGGAACGTACCAAAGCACGGGCCTACCGCTTGCTGAATGAAATATGGCCACAGACCATTCCACCCATGACCGACCGCGACGTGAAATTTGCGGCGCGTGTTCTGTACCGGAAGGTCATGGGCAAGAAGTTCACCGGCAAGCTGGTGGTCAAGCACCGGGGCAGGTCCTGGGTTCGGCCATGGCAGATAATTGGTAATAGTCACCAAGGCTGGCATGATGTAATTCACGACTGGTCACATGACATGCACCGCCGCTTGTACCCGAACGAAAAACCTCACGGCGACCACCAAGCCTACATTGAACGGACTATGGTGGAAGAAGTGGTTGCGCGGGGTTGGCTGACCGGAAGGCTGAACAAGCCCAAGGTGGAAAAGCCGAAGCCCAGCAAAGTCGAACTGGACCTGAAGCGGACGCAGGTGTTGCTGAAGAAGTGGCGCACCAAGCAGAAGCGTGCAGGCACAGCAATACTGAAGCTGCAACGCAGGGAACGAAACTTGCTGGCCAGACTGTGAACCTTGAGCCCCCGGCTTAACACCGGGGGCTTTTTGTTAGGCCCCGCTTCGTGTAAACAACGCGCTGGGCCAACGCATTCCTAGCGCATAGGAAAACCTAAATGTCTATGATTGAAGTCCCGCCGTCGCGCAAGCCGACGCTGCTTCAACGCATTCTTGACCGCACGGGTGTGACCAAGGCGCTGGCGCGCAACATGGAAAGCACCAGACTGTCCAATGGCTACTTCGCGCCGGGCGACCCGCCGACGCCGCAGGCCGGTCCCGACTTCCGCCCCCGGCAGGAAGACTACCGCGTCGGCTATAACATCAACATTCAGCCGCGCAACGACGAACCGGTTTCCTTCTGGGACCTGTTCATGCTGGCGGAAAACGATAACATTACGCGGCTGCTTATTGAAACGCGCAAGGACCAAGTCGCGGCGCTGGACTGGGATATAAAAGTCAAGGACAAGGAAAAGGACCAAGTCCCGACAGCCGACCAGCAGACCCGCATTCAAGCGTGCCTGGACTTCTTCGACAGCCCCGACGACGAACACAGCTTCGAAGACTGGGTGCGCATGCTGCTGGAAGACGTGCTGGTGTTCGACGCGCCCTGCGTCTACGTGAACCTGGACGACCCGCTGCGCACGAAATTCCAAATTGTTTCCGGCATGACCATTACCCGGAAGATCGACGAAAACGGACGCACGCCACACCCGCCTGAAGTGGCCTACCAGCAAATTGTCCATGGCACGGTGGCTGCCAGCTTCACGTCCGACGAAATGATCTACAAGCCGCGCAACCCGCGACCCAACCGCATTTATGGTATGTCGCCGGTTCAGCAAATTATTCTGACGGTGAACATTGCGCTGCGCAAACAAATGTCGCAGCTCTACTTCTTCACCGAAGGCACCATTCCCGACGCGCTTATTTCGGTGCCGGAACAGTGGACGCCAAAACAGATCCAGGACTTCCAGAACGCCTGGGACAATATGCTTCAGGGAAACTTGCAGCAGAAGCGTCACGCGCAGTTCGTGCCCGGTGGCACCAAAATTGAAATGACCAAGGCCGCCGTCCTGACGGACGAAGCAGACCTGTGGTTCACGAAGGTGCGCTGCTACGCCTTCAGCATTCCGCCCACCGCGTTCGAAGCGCGCACCAACCGCGCCACGGCGCAGACTGCCAAGGACGCTGCCAGCGAAGAAGGTCTGGCACCGCTTATGAATTGGCTGAAGTCGTTCATTGACATTTGCCTACAGAAACACCTTGGCCAATATGATCTGGAATTCGGCTGGGTGCAGGACGAAGTCCAGAACCCCACCGAACAAGTGCCGGTGCTGGACACGCAGCTTCGTAATGGCACGTTGACCATTAACGAGTTCCGCAAGCAAATGGGCCGGGAAAGCATTGGGCCGGACGGTGACATTCCCATGGTCTACACCGCGACCGGACCCATTCTGCTGAAGCACGTCATTAACCCGCCCGCACCAGGGGAACCCGGTGGACCCCCGGCGCTGACGGACGGGTCAGACGGCCCGCCCGGAAACGGGGGCAAGGGCGGTGGCCAAAACGGCAAAAAGACGCCCCCAAGTCAGCAGCCACGGGGGGAAGGGTCGTCCGCGACAGGGAAGGACCAGCCAGCCAAGAAAGGCCGCCACGGGGCTTCCCTGGCGCTGCTGAAGGGGGACGGCAAAAAAACCCTTTATATTCATAGGCCTTTGCTAAACGCGGCCGAATTCCTGGACTGGGCCAAGGCGCAGGGGTTCAGTCAGACCTTGCAGCCTGGGGACCTGCACGTCACCCAGGCGTTCAGCCGGGAACCGCTGGACTGGGACATGACCGGCGCGGCACCGGCCAAGGTGACGGTCAGTCATGGCATGCGCGAAGTCGCGGCGCTGGGCGACAAGGGCGCGGTGGTCCTGAAGTTCAGCAGCCTGCAATTACAGAACCGCTTCCAGCAGCTTGAAAATGCGGGTGCGTCGTGGGACCACCCCGGCTATGTGCCGCACATTACGATTACCTACCAGGGCGGCGGTATGAACCTGGACGACGTGGAACCGTTCGACGGCGTGCTGGAATTCGGCCCGGAAGTTTACAGCGAAGTGGTTGAAGACTGGGAAAAGAAGATCAAGGAAGAAGCGCCGCAGGGAACTGAAGAAGACACGGGGGTAGCCGAAAAAGGTGCCCGCCCTTTCGTGTTGCCGTTATCAGTAAGTTCGGACAAGTCCGCGCTTACCGTTACTAAGGCGCATGTTCGACCACACATTTCCGGTCGACGTTTCGAACCTTCCAAGAAGGGCAAAGTCTTCGACGCCGCCCGCGCAGCCATTGAAAAAGAAGTCCTTGCCATCTTCAAAGTCATGGCGGCGGACGTTGCCCGCCAATTGCGGGCGTATAAACCGAAGGCAGCCGAAGCTGAAATCCTGAAAGGTTTCAACGAAGACCAGCCAAGGGACGACCATGGCCGGTGGTCTGCCGAAGGCGGCGGGTCCGGCTTTTCCAAGGCGACCCCGGAAGCATTCATTGCCGCCCGCGACAAGTCCGCCCGGCCGGAATTTCTTTCCACCCATACCCCTGGTGAATTGGCCGACCATAGCTTATATCTGTCGGCTGACGGAAAAGTCGGCTACGCCCTGGACAACCAAGGCGACGTGCAGAATGTGTTTAATAACGGCGGTCCGAAAGGCGCTGGCAGTAGAGCAGTCCTAGCAGCCGTTCAGAATGGCGGCCGGACGTTGGATTGTTACGACGGCAAGTTGCCGGAAATATACTCGCAAATGGGGTTTGTCCCGTCTGCGCGTATGGCTTTTAACGACGCATACGCCCCGGCCGGTTGGGACTATACCGCTTATGGCCGCCCGGACGTGGTCTTTATGTCTTACCAAGGTGGTGACCGTGGAACAATCGCAGAAAGGGTTGGAAGCTTCCCAGCCTACGACAAAACGGCCGGTAGGGTCTTTACTGACTATGGTGAAGCTCAAAGCTTTGCCCGAAGTCAGGCAATGGCTAAATACCGTTCAGCCGGACGAAGTGTCGTCGCTGGAACACCAGATCGAAATAGTCGGGGAAGACAATTTCTTGAAGACCTGGGAAAAGCAGAAAGAACTTCTGGAGTATTACCGCAACTTCTGAAGGCGGACCCGGCAGACCTGAACAGCTACCTGACGGTCGACATTTCCCAGCTAGACACGCTGGCGAACGGCGACCTGCCACAGCACCTGTCGTCCACCTACACCACAGCAGGCCTGACCACGCTGGGCATTGTCGGCGCGCGTTATGGCGAAGACGTCGTTAATCAGGTAAACGAACGCGCCCTTGAATTTGCGCGCAACCGTTCCGCCGAATTGGTCGGCATGAAGTGGGTGAACGGCGAATTGGTCGACAACCCCAACGCCGAATGGTCCATAACCCAATCGACCCGCGACATGCTGAACCAGACCATTTTGGAAGGGCTGGACAATGGCCTTGGTGTCGACGGCCTTGCCGACGCCATTATGGCCATGCCGACCGACGAAGCGGACATGGGGGCGTTCACGCAATTTCGCGCACGCATGATAGCGCGGACGGAAACCATTGCCGCGCACGCGGCCGGTGACGCACAAGGTTTGCGTCAAGCTGCGGCCACAGGTCTGCACGTTCAGAAGGAATGGTATGCCGACAAGGAAGCCTGCGACGACTGCCTTGCCAATATGGACCAAGGCCCAATTGAACTGGACGACGTGTTCGAAAGTGGCGACAGCGAACCGCCTGCGCACCCGAACTGCGAATGCAGCCTGAACGGCGTCACCGACGACGAAGGTAGCACGGCAGCAGACGACAGCGTGGACGCCGCGCGCCGGGCATACCTGTTCAAGGTTTTGCAGATCGAAAATCTTATGAAGTATTCCGAAGCGGAAGAACGCGATGACAAAGGCAAATGGACAGCGGGTGGCGAAGTACATTCCGACCACCAGGAAAAACCTGTTGCGTCGGTGAAGCGTGCCAGCGACTTCAAGGAAACTGGACACTATGACGTGACGGTCGCAGGCGAAACCCGCCAAATATATCGCGACCCCGAAAATGGCTGGTGGTATCAGTCGCCCACAGGCGTACCGTCCGGCGAAAACCATTTCATTTATTTGACGCTGGGCTTCAACAAGAATGAAGCGGTGGAACGCGTCACCGAATGGATTTTGACCGGCAAGCGCAAGCCGGTGTCGAAAGCGTGGGCCGCCCTGCGTAAATATTCCGAAGACCAGGAACGGGACGACCGTGGCCGGTGGACTAATGGTGGCATGGGCGAAGGTGTCAGCCCCAGCACCGTTGGCGGCCTGGACCGCCAAGCCACCTTGGCCACCATGAAGACCACGGCCGCGCAGCTAAATTACCCGTATGGGAAAATGGGTGTCAGCGACCAGGACAAGACGTTCGAACTGAACGGCACCAGCTACAAGTATGCTGGGTCTTGCGATAAGAACGGAAATATTACGCTTTACACCAACGCCCTGACACCTGAAGCGGTGCAGGGTGTGCTGGCGCATGAAATTGAACACGGCAAGTTCTTTTCCGTCATGGACTCTTATGCCGCAGAAAAGAACCAATTCTTGGCAGACCCGTCCGAACCAGATAAGTATATGAAAATGGACGGGACTATTCGACCGGAATTGCAAAGCGAATTCGCTGGTAAATATCCATACATGGCGGCGATAGACCCGGAAGTGAACCCGAAATACACCGCCACGGCTATGGCGAAGGACGACGGGGTTACGCCATACAGCCGCGACTGGTGGGCGTCTTGGAAGGTTGGCGATGCCACCACGTCACAAGCATTCCATGAAACGCTGGCGGAAATGGCGCGGCTGGACTACGAAAACGGAAACACGGAAGGGGCCAGCAGCCGCTGGAAGTCCTATTACAATTCGGTCAACCGGCTGTACGCGAAGAAGACGCGAACATGATTGAACACCAGACCATAAACCACCAGGACTGCGTCGTCGTCTATTTGAATGACGACTTCAGCCCTGCGACCAAAGAAGCGCATGCGCTGGTAAAGATCATTTACCCGAACGGGGCGTCCACGTTCGTGGTGCCGGGCGCGGTGACCAAGGCCCAATATGCTGCGCTGGCGGAACGGCTGCGGAAATATAACCCCAACCAGGAACGCGACGACCACGGCCGCTTTGCTGGCGCAGGTGGAAGTGAAGACAGCCCACTGACCGGTGAAGAACGTGTCATGTACCACGGCACCAAAAAGCAATATTTGGACAGCATCAAAGAAAAGGGTTTGGTGACCACGGGCGTGCAGCGCAATTATTTTCCGAATGGCGGTTACTACGAAGGCGAACGTGGCGAGTCAATTTACGTCACACACGATCCTGAAGTGGCCCAGACATATGCCAAAGAACATACGGCAATGTCCCAAGACCCGGTGGTGTTGGAAATTCACATTCCGAAAGAAGAAAAAGACAAGTTGAAGTCGGACGAAAAAGACGACAACGGATACCGCTTCCCCAAAAATATTCCACCGCAATGGATTTATTACCAGGGCGGCCCGCTGGCGAAGTCGCAGCCGGACTTCTATGCCGTGGTGGTTTGCGACAACGGCAAGGAAGCTGCCTTGCGCAAATACAGCCCGGATCAGGCACGCGACGAACGCGGACGCTTTGGTGAAGGTTCAGGTGGAAGTGGAACACACCAGACCAGCACGCCTGCATTCAAGGCGTGGTTTGGTGACAGCAAAGCGGTGGACGAAAAAGGAAAGCCCATGGTCATGTACCATGGCACCGACCAAGACTTTTCTGCGTTCAGCCGTGAAGCAATTGCGTCCAAATACGATTACAGTTATGGCTTCCACTTTTCGAACAAGCCAGAAGACGCGAATGTTTATGCGGACCAGGAACATGGCGCGCGAATTGTGCCGGTCTACCTTAGCGCACAGAACCCGCTGACGTTTACGCTGCACGGTGATCAGAACCCTGAAGGGTATTCTGACACGCACAAATCGGAAATTATTCAGCAGCTATATGATGCGAAGCAGGCTGGGAAGCCTTACGACAGCGTCATACTGAACAGCGAACGGTATGGGACAAACGTCATTGTGTTCCAGCCCACGCAAATTAAATCGGCTGTTGGAAATTCTGGTGCGTTCGACCCGAATAACCACAACATAGATAAAACGCTGCGCAAATATAACCCCAACCAGGAACGTGACGACCACGGCCGGTTTACGTGGACCGGTCATTCTGAAGACAGTCCGCTGACCGGCGAAGAACATGTGGTGTATCACGGCACAGCTAAGGCTTACCTGGACAGCATAAAGCAGCAGGGTCTTGTGACGCTTGGGGTTAAGCGAAATTTCCCGGTTGACGGGCCATTCCCATTTTACCAGGGCACGCGCGGGGAAAGTGTTTTCGTCACCTATGACCCCGAAGTCGCAAAGAGTTACGCGGAAACCGCGCAACGCAAAAGTAACAGTACGCCTGTCACGCTTGAAATTCGCATTCCAAAAGATGAAGCCGCGAAACTGGTTTCAGACAGCAAAGACGACTTCGGTTACATGTTCCCGTCGCATATTCCGCCGCAATGGATTTACCACCAGGGCGGCCCACTGGCGAAGTCGAAAGCAGATTTCTATGTGGTGGTCCTTTGCGACGGTGGGGTGTCGAAAAGCTTCCAGTCCACATTGGACCGGCTGCGCAAATATAACGAAGACGAACCCAGGGACGACCATGGCCGCTGGACTGACGGCGGTGGGGGAAGTTGGGTGGCGCAGGAAACCGGCGTAGACGGCGGCCAATGGGTTAGCACGCCCGAACTGCTGGGTGGGCAGGCGCACAGCGACGAATTAAAGAACGTCTGGGTAGCCCAGTCCCCGTTCGGCAATTCGACCGTTCAGGAAGTTCAGGAAGCTGCGCGCAAGGACCAAGCGGACTTGGCCAAGGTCGGGTCGGCTATTGCGACCGACACCGGCACCAAGTTCGTTAACCCAGGCATAAAGGAAAACGTCGGACGCATTCAGGAAAAGCTGAACAGCGGCCGGACGCTTCCAGAAGTTACCGACATAAGCCGGGCGGCCTTCGTCATTGACAAGCCTAGCGAAGCTACGGCCGTGGTGGCCGGTCTGCGCGAACACTTCAATGTTCTGGACGAGGGGTTTCGCGTCTATGCCGGTGGCTACTTCGACAAGAAGCTGCTGGTGCAATATGAAAGCGGCCTAATTGGCGAAGTGCAAGTCCTTCCCAGGGAAATGTATTCTGCGAAGATGGAAGGCGGCGGGCACGACCTGTACACCGCCGCGCGCAGCTTGTCCGCCAACGACCCCAAGCTGGCCAGCCTGACCAGTCAAATGTCGGACGTCTACGGCGCAGCCTTGGGCAAAATGGACCCGTCCTGGAAAGCCGTGCTGGGTAAATGAGGAAGCTTGCCGAAGCGCTTTTCATATTCGTTCTGCGCAAGGCCTTGACCCTTCATCAAATATTCAGCGTAGGGCAGCGGGAACCACTTGTCGTGAATGTGCCACCAGCATTCGGTGCCTTCGAAGACAACGGCGTTGCCTTCCATAATGCCGTAGTGGCGCGGTTCTTTGGTCATGAAGTTCTCCCTTAACACAAAATTGAAACCTTAAACTTACGTACACGTTGTCGCCCTGACCATTACCAGAAAGGTGGACCATGGCCGACAACGAAGACAAAGTCGACAAAGCCGTCGACACGGGCAACGCTAATTCACAGACCGCGTTGCAGGACGAAGAACCCAACCAGCACGAGAAGAACCCACCGACCCGCAAGGACATGTCGTCTGGCGTCAAGCCGCTTGAACCGGACGCCGAAGCCCAGCGCCTGAAAGGGAAAGGGTCCGACTGGAACAAATAACATTCGGGTTGGAACTGGCATTCCTATTTTTTTATATTGCCAAGAAGGCGACGTGTTGGGGTTCTAAAAAGAGGAACTAACCGTTCTAGCACGGCAAGGCATTCGACGCAGTCCGGCAGTCGAATTTCGCTGCCGTAGTTCAACACGATAAAATGGTCGCATAAGGTTGGTGCGTTCACAATTCCTTCGGCTGGTGCCCTGTTCGGTTTACAGGCGCACCAGCCTTTTCTGTGTCGGACGCACCAGACCGGTTTCATTTCGACGTCAGTATCAAAAGTGCGGCTACGGCCATAGCTGCGAAGAACCAGCCCCCACCGTCCTGGGAAAAGTAAATGCCCAGCGCTACCAGGGCAATTGACAAGGCTATTGCGTATTCAAGCGGCATATTGTTCTCCGTTTATGTTGCCGCCATTACCCGAACGCTTTAGTACGAAAGCAGGGTGTACCCGCGCCCGCGCATGCAGTTGCCGACAATAAGCCGGTTGCGCTGGTCGGCCGCGACCGCGCCATACCCAATGCCATTGGCTGCCCCCACGCCAGCGCCGAAGGCTGCCCCACGGCCGCCAGCGACCGCCGCGCCCAGCAGGGCACCGAATATTGCCCCCGCCACAGCGGCCTGTGCGGCCTTCTTGGCAAGGTTCGAAGCGTAGGTGTTACATTCCGCCAAGTCACGGTTGTAGGTTTCCGGGTTCAGCCCCTGGGTGTCGATAACCGGGACGTAATTGAACGTGACCCCGTTCGGTCCGTTCTGCATGTCGGCCGCGCAGCCGGAAAGCAGGCAAGCTGTCAAAGCAATGGCAATCAGTTTTTTCATTTCAAGCCCCATTTAAGAAACGGCATTTAGCCAGCCGCGCGGCAAAATTCAAAGTGGTCTTTCCGTTAACCAAAAAAGCGGGCAGGGGGACCGAAGCAACACGTCCCCCTGCCCTATGCCGCGCGACCGGTGGAAAGGAATAAGTCCGGTGCGCAGGCAATTCGTCATGCTGTTATGGCCGCCCATTCCAAGAAATTTCCAGCCACGCTGGTCATCAGCCATTTGTAATTACATTTGGACCATAAGGTGGGGGCGCTCAAATTATTGTCAAGGACGTAGTCCCCTTTGTCGGTCGCAACGCCAAGCACGGCATGACCCTGCCCGGCAATTTCGCAAATCAAAATATTCAGGTCTTCCTTCGCCCAGCCAAGGGCGCGCAGCAGCTTCAGCTTCTTCAGCGCATAGTCTTCGCAGTCGCCGCGTTTGCCTGCCACGGCCCAATAGTCTTCCAGGCCATAGTTCTGCATGTCGGTGACATACTGGACGCTGTCGTTGACGTCCTGGTTCACCTTGGTCAGTTCAGCCAAGCGGGCGACGGTCAATTCCATCATTTGCAATTCTCGTCGTTCTTGTTTTCCGGCCGGGCGCAGTAGGCAACAGCCCCGGACGGCGGCGGCATGGAAGCGCCGGTCGGAATGTGGGCGGGCGGCTGCGTGCAAGACAGCAGCCCCAGGAACACGAAGAAATACAGCGCGCGGCGCAGCCAGCTATTCATGGTTTTGGCCAGACCACGACGCGGTCTTTCCCAAGCTGTTCATGGCCCAACGCCAAGGTGGTCGCGCGAATGACGTCCTGAAGTTCGTCACGCGGGACCTTGACGGCAAGCCCTTCATAATAGTTTCGGCCGCCGTACCAGTCGGTGACGAAGCCAGCCTTCGCCATATCGCGGGCAAATAGCTTTTGCTTGCGGTCGACAAAGTCACCCATGGCGGTCAAGCCCCAGGAATTTGACGACGTCCTTCTGGGCTTCCGTGACATTGTCAATGTTGGACCCGCGCAGCACACCGTCCTTGTTGAAGGAATTCGGGTTCGCAATGGGGCAGTGGAAGCCGAACATGGACCCGTACATCATGGCGGCAATTTGCGCCTTGGTAGCGGGCGAACCGTTGGCACCGGCATGGCTGTTGAAGTGGTCGACGTCCAGCCTGGGGTTCACGGGCCAGAAGCCCTTCACGCCTGCTTTGACCACAATGGGGTGGGCCTTGACGGGCTTGTTCCAGGGTTCGGCGGGCGTGTTGTTTTCGTCGGCCCACAGGGCGACCATTTCAGGCAGGAATTCCATATTGGGGTTCGGCATTCAAATTTCCCTTTCCACAGGTTTAGCAAAACATACGTAAGGCGTCAGTGCGAGTATTTCAAGTCTTGGGCGTGACCAGGGTCACCTTCCAATATTTGGCATCGCACAGTTCGTTGACGTGCTTGAACGGAATGAATTCACCCGGCTTAAATTCGGTGCTGTCCGTGACCTGCAACACCCGGTATTCCATTTCGGAAGTCGGGGCTTCACGCGGTCCATACACGGCAATTTTGATCGTCTTCAGCTTGGTCATTCAGGTGCCTTTCCATTAGCGTGGGGGTTGAATTCTTCGGGCTTGGGCGGTTCACCAATGTAGAAGAACGCCCGGTAATACCTGGACCCGTAAATCATGGCCGGGTATTTGCTGCACATCCAAGAACAGTTCGTGCAGAAGTCGAAACAGACGTCGGTGTGGTTGGTAGAAATATTGGTCTGGTGGCCGCAACAAGTGCATTCGTAGGGTCTGTAGGCGACCAGCAAACCAAAGACTGGGGCGGGGCGGTCGGTCATTGGTTGTCACCGTCAAGGTTGCCCAGCACAGGGTCTTCGACCTGGGACAGGAAGCGAATTAGGTCGCGGCCGGTCTTGGTCTGTCCGGGCGGGGGTTTGACCGTGGTGGCCTTCTGGCCTTCGACCGCCCGAACTTCATAGGACGGTTCGCCGTCTTTCGAACAGCGGTAGAATTGCCAGACGTTGCCGCCTTCCCATTGCCAGCAGTAAAGGGACCCGTGCGGCCCCTTGTAATAGACCCGGCAGTAGCCTTCTTCTTCGTAGGCGAAATTCAGGACCGCCATCAATGCCCCCAACCCGAAGCGGTCTGGGACTTCGGCTGACCGTTCCATTTCGACGCGCCGGAATAGCTGTTCAGGGAAATGTAATTCCCGGAACTGACCCGCTTCAACATGGGTTCGTCGCAGTATTCCCCAGGCATCGGGACCACGTTTTCCGCGCTGGGTCCGCCCGGCTGGTTTTCCGCCAGTGCCTGCTTGACCTTGCGAATTTTCACGCTGTTGACGCCGACGACCTGGACGACTTCGTAGAAGTCAATGTTGGTCTGGTCGTAACCCCACGAACTGTACATCAGGTCGCCAACCTTCAGGCTGTGCGGGGCCTTGCGTGCCTGTCGCTGCTTGGCGACATAGTCGGCGTGGGACTTCCGGCCCGCAATGTAATCGGCAATATGCTTGGCGCGGCGTTCTTCGTCCTTGAAGCGGTGGTGCCAGTCAGGCTTGGACGCTTTGCCGTGGAAGCCAATGGCATAGGGCACGCCAGCCATTTCGTAAATGAACACGGCGGCGTCGGTGCCCTGGGCGTCGACCGGGCGGCCGTCCTTGGGCATATAGAATTCACGGGGCATCAAATGTTTCACGGGGTTCCTTTCCAAAGAACTTACGAGTGAATGTAGGCCCGAATTACTCGAACTTCAAGGGCCTTCCGGTCGAAAATTTTAGGCCGGGGACCGGGCCTTCGACCCGGCTGTAGAAAATGACTTCCCGTCCCTGGACCTTCTTAATCTGGGCCATTTGGTTGGTGCCGGGCTTGAACCAGAAGTCCTGGTGGGGTTCCCGTTCGTAGCCAAGGTCCAGCAGGCGGTTTACGAAAAGCTGGTGCGACATGTCAGGGGTTTCCTTCCGGTAAGAAACCAGCGCCGGACTGCGCCAGTTCCAGGGCAGCCACGACTTTGGTCAGCAGGTCTTCGAAGCCATACGCCACGGCGGTACATTTGGCATGGTGGTGGGGGTTCACAGACCCGCCAGCAGCCCTGCCGAAGGCGTCATTCAGCCGGGCGTCTGAAGGGTGCTTTATGTGCCAAGGCAGCACGTAGACGTCTGGCTGTGCGCTGGCACCGTCAAATTCAATGCAGCATTCCAGCCCACCGCGCGCCACCACGTTCAGCTTAATTTCGCGGGGCAGGACGAATTCCTGTTCCCTGGAAACCGAAGCCCCGGACGCGCGAATAGCTTCCAAGAGTTTCTTCGCCATGGCTTCCCGGTCGGCTGCTTTCTTTTCGCTGTATTTCATAGACCCATTTCCTTCAGTATTTTGTTTACCTGTCGGTCCACACCTTGTTCGCTAAGGAATTTGATGTAGAAACCGCTGCTTCCTTTGTAAGGGTAAATTTCGGCATACCCGTTGCCTTCCCAGAATTCGTTCCCAGGGCCTTGGGAAATGTCTTTTTCAAACCCCAGGCGTTTCAGTTCGGCTTCCGCCGCTGCTTTGGTTTTGAACTTCATTCGAATTCCACTTCCAGCCCGTCGTTCTGAATGCCGCAGGCTATGCTGCCAATGTAGCGGTGTCCGACCGCGACCGCGCTGCCCAGGTATTGGGCGTCGGCCGGAATATGTTCTGACACCCAGGCCTTGGCCGCGTCGGACTTGGGGTGCAGCAGGTAAACCGACCCGCCACCGGAAACAATGAAGTCAGGCATCAATTCGTCCTTCCTGTTTGGCTTTTTCGAAGTATTGGGAAATGGGGCCTTCCGCCTGGAAGTGAATGTCACGTTCAATCTTCAGCCCGAACCGCAGGCGTATGGACTGCAATTCCTTCAGGGACACATACCCCAGTTCGGGGAAACCCTGTCCCAGGTCGCACAAGCCGAAGGCCCGGTCCTGGTCTGCGTCCAGCGCGGTAATTAGCCAAGTGGCTGCGCCGCACGGGTTGAAGAATTTGACCACCGGCCAATGGTCGGGGGTGTTGCCGTCTTTCATGATGGCCGCTTCGTCTTCACGGCCGTTCGCCAGCAGCTTTTCAAGCTGGTCTTTCTTCAGAAATTTCTGGGCCATTTTTATTCCTTCCTTTTGTTGGAACCTGCGGCGACTTCCCAGCCCAGGTCCAGGGCCAACTGGACCGCGCCTTCAACGGCACCGGCCGGGAAGCGCGGGTAGGTTTCGTCCCAGTCCAGGACGTAGTGCAGGTCACCGTGAAGTTCGGTCACCGCGACCGGCCAAGTGTCGGCAAGCCCGACAAGCTTTTCCTTGGGGACCAGCAGAATGTCGCCGGTCCGAATTTCTTCGTCGCACTGGCTGGCATTGTAGGCACTGCCTGAACTTTCGAAGACCCAGGCACGCTGTTGGAAAACCTTCATGCTTTTGCTCCTTTTTTCGCCGCACGCTTCTGGGCGGCATGGGCGCGCAGCAATTCTTCAACGGCCGCGACACGCGCCTTTTCTTCCGGGCTGTTCAACCAGGGGTGAAACCCCAGGGCTTTCTTGACCGCACGCAATTCCCATTCCGGGCGGCGTTCATACGCGCGGCGTTCGGCCGCGAACTGTTCGGGGCTAAAACCTTTTTCCATTTCGTAGGTCCTTTCCAAAGACTTTACGAGTAAAATATAGACACTTTCCCGGCTGGTTCAAGGTTTAATCGAAGATTGTTCGAACACCGTTCGGCGTTAACCAAGCCCTGGACAGGCAGCCAAAAACTGAAATATAAGGCTCGCCTGCGGGACCACTGCGCCCGGTCAGTCGGTCATAAGGTCTGCCAGTTCACCCTGGGCTTCTTCCAGGCGCTGATGAATGTCTTCCAGGCTGCTGGTGACTTCTTCCGCCTTCTGGCCTTTCTCGCCTGCCTGTAGGCCTTCTGGCATGTTGTCGTAATATTCCTGTTCGTCGTCCTTGACGGTTTCCAGGAGTTCACAGGCTTCGTTCAGAAGTTCCGTGACTTTCAAAAATCTGCTTGCGGCGCGCGTTGTTCATTTAGTCCATCCTGCTTTCTGCGTAGACGCCTGGAATGCCCGCTTCCCGCAACACGGCCGCGTAGGCTTCGGCGTAGGCTTCTTTCTTCTGCATTGACTGGTCATACGCCCGAATGCTGAAGCACAGGCCTTTGGGGTAGGCCGACCGCGCGCCCAGGTATTCCTTGGCGTACTTGGCGAACGGTCCGACACCGGGAAACTTGACCCAGGCGAAGCCGCAGACGCCGTCTGCGACGAAGTATTCCTTGACCACCGGGGACCCGTCGTCCAGGGGGTTGGCGTGCGACTGGACCACCATGGGGCGGACCTGAAGCTTGTCCACGGCCGCAATACCGGCTTCGTGGGCTTTCTGGCAGAGAACGTCATAGTCCAACTTGTACATGAAATTCCTTTCCAAGGGTTTACGAGTAAACATAGGGCCGGTGGCCCCCAGGTTCAACGAGTAAAGGTGCGGCAGGACGCCGCATCGTAATTTCGAAAGGACTGTCATGGCCACTTCCCTGAATTCCATATTGGACGCCAACCCGGAACTGACCAAGGCGGCCCCGGTCGCCGCCCGGCCGACCTTTTCGGACCTTGCCGAAAGCCTGTCCAAAATGGGGCAGCGGCATGGCAAGAAGGACAAGGCCTTGGTGCAGAAGGCCCACGACGCCATGGCCGAACTGGTCGACGGTGCCAATTGTGGGAAGACCAAGGAAACAAGCAAAGGCCTGGACGTTTCCAAGGCTAACGCCCGTCACAGTAAGGCCGACCTTGCGCTTATCAAAACCATGCACGACGGCGCTGTTTCCCTTGGCGCTGACTGCCCACTTCATAAAGACGAAGGCGACGGCGGCTGACATGGCCAAACACCGCGCACCGTCACTTGCTTCTGAAATATTGGGTGAAGTGCGTCAGGTCGAACAACTTCAATCTTCAACAGACCGAGTAATTGGGGGAATGGAAGAAATGGACCAGGACGCACGCGACGACGCCGCCGCTGCGATGCGCAAAATAACTTCCCACGAAGAAGTTTGTGAAATGGTGCGCAACCAGAACACAGCCATGTTCACAAGAATTGAAGCCACGCTGGCGCTGTTGCAAAAAGCCATGGACGACCGCATCGGGAAAATTCCAGCGTCCATTATTGCCGTCATGGCTGGAATAATCGGCTACCTAGCCGACCGGGCATTTCCGTTCCATTGACACCCCTTAATTTTTTGCGGTATAGGCTCGCCCCGCGCCAGTATTGCGCCCGAAGCGCACCGGACCCGGTACGCTACCGCACGTAAAGCCTGCGGTACTCTTCGCTGAAAGCTTCTATTTCCAACAACGCCAAACGCTTCGCCATACGCCTGTAAGTCAGGCGCAGCCGGGCAAGGTGGCCGTGGACGGGGCAGTCGACGTCATGCGGCAGGGTCTGGGCAAACCGGTCCAGCGCCGTGGCGTCAATAAGCCGTGTCAGCCGGTTGGTCTTGAAACCGGTGTGGTCCTTAAACCCGTGGGTCGGCATTTGGTTTCAGTTTTGCCAATAGTTCCCAGGCTTCTTTTTCCAGGTCCTTGAATTTCTTGCCTTGAAGGTCACGGCCTTCAGGTGAATTCACCGCGATATTGTGGTAGTCGCGCCCGACCCATTTCAGGGCCGCTATTATTGTTTCCAGTTCCGCTGGGCTAAATTCCATTCAGCACCTTCTGTTTGTTCACACATACTTTGGCGACCACGCACCGGCTTAACTGGGTTTCTTTGGTCCCATTGTACTCCTTGTGCTTCTTCACGGTGCCGGTCAAGAACCCGGCTTCCAGCACGCCAATTTCGAAGTTCGCCTGGGTAATGACACTGTAGACGTTCCCAGCTTCGTCCCTGAACTTGTACAGGGTGCTGGTGCCCCATTCGGTAGGGGGCAACCCAATGGCAGCTTCCATTCGCACGGGTATGTCGCGCAGCCGCTGTTTAATTTCGCCCTGGTATTCGCTTTTCTTGTTCAGGTCTTTCTTCATGTTGAGTTCTTCCGCACGCTGTTTTTCGCGCAGGAAGGCTGACACCGCCGAAACCGCCAGCCCCAGGTACTTGGGCTGGGAAATATATTCGGCGTTGAATATGACCGACAGGTTATGCAGGTATTCGTTATCGCTTTTCAGCGCCTTGGCCCAGGCAATGGTTTCGTCCGCCAGCTTGGCGTCACCTTCATTCTGGAACGGCTGGACTTTTTCTTCCCACCACTTCCGGTCCTTGTAGTCCCAACTGTCCTTGCAACGCACCAGTGAAATGGTCGGGGTCAGGTCTTCACGGTTGTTGGCCATTCCCTTGGACACCCAGCCGAACAGGCGAATGCAAGTCGCAGCGTCGGTCAGTAGCGGCAGGGCAAAGTAAGCGAAGGTCTGGCGTTCGAAATAACGGCCTTCTTCGTCCAGCATGTCGCCAAGCTGACGTTCGAATTGGAACCGGGACAAAATTTGCTTGGGGTCGTTGCCCAGGAAGTCTTGCAGACACTGACGGCCGACCTGCTTATGGTCGCCGCTTTCGCTGCGGACAATAAAGACGTCCTTGCGGTAGCGTTTCGAGTTGCAGTGGTCGCAATGACTGTCGGTGTTCAGGTATTGGGGCGGGACGTGTTCGCCTGGGACGGTCTGGACAATGCAGCCGCCGCCTTCGAATTCGACGCGCGCTATGAAGCTGTACCCGCCGACCTTGGCCGGTTCGCCTTCGAACGACAGCATGCGGTAGGCAAAGTCGGCTTCGCGTGACCAGCCATTTTCGTCCAGCCACTTTTTGTGTTCAACGAATTCTTCGCCCCACTTCCAGGAAATGGGGACGACGCCGAAGCGGTTGGCTTTCTTGACCAACTTGGCCACAGACGCATCGACTTCGAACTTCCGTTCGGCGGGAATTTTGTATTCGTGTTGCATGGGTGTCCTTTCCGAAGACACTCGAAATATAGGCTGTTTTCCAGGGGTTTCAAGAGTAATTCTGCGACAGGCTGTCGCATCAACTAAGGTCTGGAAATGAAACACTTTTCCGTCAGCATCACCAAGCGCAACGACGACCAGCAAATGGTTTTCGGCTACGCCAGCACGCCTGCGCGTGACTTTGACGGCGACATAATCACCCTGGACGCCATAAAGGGGTCCCTGCCCGAATACATGAAATTCGCCAACATTCGGGAAATGCACGGCATGACAGCCGTGGGCGTGGCCAAGACCGCCGAAGTGGACGACAAAGGCCTGTACATTGGCTGCAAAATTGTCGACCCGCTGGCATGGCTGAAAGTTAAGGAAGGCGTCTACAAGGCCTTCAGCATTGGTGGCAACGCCACGGCGCGCGACCCCACCGACCAGCACACCATTACCGGTCTTCAGCTTATTGAAATTTCGCTGGTCGACCGTCCTGCCAACCCAGAAGCCATTATTGACGTGTTCAAAGCCGTCAATATTGAAAGCGAGGAAAAAGCCGCCATGACCAAAAGCAACGAAGAACAGCTTCGCAGCGAACTCATGGCGGCCGTCAACAAGCTGGACGGGGACGCATTGACGTCCGCCGTCGAAAGCCTGCGCAAGTCGCAGAAGACAGAACCGGTCGAACCCAAACCTGAACCGGTTGTCAAGACCGCCGCGCCCGCGCCCGTGGGTCTTTCCGAAACCCCCGCCAAACGAATTGCACGCTGCCTGAAAATGGCGGGTGCGCAAAGTGCGCTGCGCAAGTCGGTGGCCGAAGCATGCGGCTTCAACGACAGTCAGTTTGCCAACATTGTCGCCATGGACCAAAACGCCGTGGCGAACTGGTTGGGCAACAACCATGGCTTGCTGGAAAAGATTGAAAAAGCCGTTCCGGCCGACAGCAAAATTTGGGAACAGAAGCCCGTCGTCATGGACGAAACCCAGGAAATTACGCTGAAGGTCGACGCCAAGGCCGCCGCCGCTGAATTGGAAAAGGCGGGAAAGAAAGTCGTGGAAGAAATCAAGAAGGCAGCCGCCGACGAAACCGACGAAGGGTATGCGGACCCAGGTTTGCAAGACGACAAGAAGGCCCGCTTCCCGCTGAAGGTAAAGGGCGCATTTTCCGAACAGCGCATTCGTTCCGCCTGGAATTACATCAGCAAGGCGAAGAACCAAACGCCTTATTCCGCCGAAGCCCTGGACACGGTCAAGGGCGCAATTACTGCCGCGTGGCAGGAAGCAATTTCTGCTGACGGCCCGTCCGCAGACCAACCCAACAAGACGGAGACCAACGTGAAGAAAAATATTACGACACCGGACGCGCGTGGCGACATGCGCAAAGGTTTGCTGACCGCCATGTCAGCCATTGGTCTTCTGGACCGGCTGAACCTGCTTCGCGGTGCCATTGTCGCGGAAGAAACCATGGAAGGCGATGGCAGCCAAGTCGGTACGCGCTTCAGCGAACTGCTTCAGCTTTGCGCCGACGCGACCAAGGCATACGTCGACGAAGAAATTGGCGAAATGCTTTCGGGCGAAGGCGGAAACGATTACGGCATGCCGTATTCCGACTACATTGCCTATGCCGACAAGGCGCAGGACATTATGAAGCGCTTCGGCTTCGGTGGCGAAGGTGCTGCCGAAATTCTGACCAAGGCCATTGGCGACCGGACCGGCGAACCCGGCTTCGACAACCTTTCGAAATTCGCGGAAGACGTCGTGGCCAAGTCGGCCCCGTCCGGTCAGAGTGGCGACTGGGCAACCGTCCCCGACGAAGCCATGGACATGAAGCAGGACTGGAAGTCCAAAGCCCAGGACCTGCACGACCTTGCGAAGTCGCTTGGCGCGACCTGCGAACACGCCGACGTCACCAAAGGCGGGGTTATGGAATGCCCGCATTGCGGCGCGGAAAACAAGAAGGGTGCCGCGACCTGCACCAAGTGCGACAAGCCCATGAAGAAAGCCGCCAAGGCCGACGCCACGAAGGGCAAGAAAGGCCCCAATGACGGCGGTGGCGACGACGAAGCCGAAGACACCGATGGTGGTGACGACAACGAAGAAGACGACCAGGGCGGAAACGACAACCCGAAGAAACCCACCGCCAAGAAGAAGGCGGCAGCGGTCGACGCCGGAATTAGCGTCGACACCCTTGCGTCGGCACTGAACAAGGCGCTGGAGTCCAGCCCGTTGGCCAAGTCGGTCGAAGCGCTTCAGAACGAACTGAAGTCCCTGAAGAAGAACCCGCCGCTACCGGGCAAGACCCCTGTGGCGGTGTCGAAGGCGCAGGACGGTGCGGTCGAAGACCCCGCCAAGAAAGCGGCCGTCGAAGAAAAGCCGTCCCCCGAAGCTGTGCTGAAGGGCATTCTGAACAAGCCGAATTTTATCCGAAATAACGTCGGGTAAAACACCCTTTCAACCCTTAGCCGTTGGCCCGCGCAATAATAGGGCCGTTTTTTCAGCAACACAGGCTTCGTTGAAGCAGCGCCGAAACCGCTGACGGGGAAGCTTTGACTGAACGGAGAAAAACGCCATGAATATTTTCAACCCGACACGCGGCACCTTCGAAGACGCCGACAAACTGAACGCGTCCTGGGACGCGCTTCGCAAGGCCCCCGGCAACGGTTACCCGCCCGAACTGTTGAAGGCGATCAACCAAGCCACCGGCCTTGTCTGGTACGACCTGGAACCCTATGCCAAGCTTCTGTTCCCGGTCATTACGCCGCTTCGCAACCGTATTCCCCGCGTGGGCGCGGAAGGCGGCACGGCGACCCACTGGATTTCGGTCACCGGGATCAATATCAACAAGGTGTCCATTGCGCTTGGCGAAGGTCAGCGCGGCGGTTCGGTCACCACGCAGGTTGTCAACAACACGGCCCAGTACAAGTCATGGGGCCTGGACGACAGCGTGACGTGGCAGGCCGACTTCGCTGCCAAGAACCTGGACGACGCCAAGCAACTGGCGGTGGACAACTTGCTTCGCGCCGTTATGATCGGTGAAGAAGCAATGATTATCGGCGGTAACGCCGACGTGCAGCTTGGCACCACCCCGACACCGACCGTTGCCGGTGCGGGCACGGGTGGCACGCTTCAGTCGCAGACCCTTTCGGTGGTCTGCGTGGCGCTGGCCTTCGACGCTTACAACAGCGTTGGTGGCAACAATGCTGCGCCGGGCAACAACATTATCGTCCCGGCCGTCGTTACCCGTTCCAACACGGACGGTTCCAGCCTGATCTTCGGTGGCGGTTCTGCGCAGAAGTCTGCCAATGCCACCGTTGTGCTGACGTCGTCGGGCGCAAACCCGCCTTACACTGCGTCGGCCAGCGCGTCCGTGGTAGCCGTCAAGGGTGCCGTGGGTTATGCGTGGTTCTGGGGTCCGGCCGGTTCGGAATTGCTGGGTGCCGTAACGTCCATCAACAGCGTGGCCATTACCGCGCTGGCGACGGCGGGCAACCAGCAGGCTTCGTCCATGCCTGCTTCCGACAACAGCACGAACATTTACCTGTGCGACGGCCTGATTTCCCAGGTCACCACACCGGGCAGCAACAGCTACTATGCCGCAATGCCCACGGGCGTGGCGGGCACCGGTACGCCGTTGACGTCCGACAGCGCAGGCGGCGTGGTGGAAATTAACACCGCCCTGAAGTCGTTCTGGGACAACTTCCGTCTTGCCCCGGACATGATGCTGGTCAACAGCCAAGAACTTCAGAATATCACCAACAAGGTCATTGCCGGTGGCGGCGCACCGCTGTTCCGCTTCGTGTCGGACAGCAAGGACGGCGACGGCGGACTGTCCAACCACCAAGTGGTGGCTGGCGCGGTGGTCGGTTCATACCTGAACCGCTTCACCATGTCGGGTGGACAGCTTATGCAGGTGCTGCTGCACCCGAACGTGCCGCCCGGCACGATCATTTTCTACAGCAGCAAACTGCCGTACCCGCTGTCGAACGTGCGCAACCTGTTGCAGTTCAAAATGCGGCGTGACTACTACCAGATCGAATGGCCTGTGGTGAAGCCCAGCTACGACTTCAGCGTCTTCGCTGACGGCGTGCTGCAAAACTACTTCCCGCCCGGTTTCGGTATTATCACCAACATTGCGAACGGCTAAGTCGCCACCGTGAACTGACGTTAATGGGGGTCGGCGGTGCCGACCCCCTTGTTACCAACCACGAAACCTACAAGGACCACGAACATGCCCATGATCAAATTGCGTGCCCCCATTGGTGCCACCAGCATTTCAATCGGTGGTTCCGAATTCGAAGTCGAAGACGGCTGGCTGGAAATTCCCGACATTTACCGTGCCCAGGCAGAAACACACGGCTTCGGGAAACGCGCGGAAGAAACCAACCTGGACAGAATAGCCGTTCAGGCAGTCAAGACCGTTACGCACGATCAAGTGGCGGGAATGAACCGTGGTGACCTGCTTATTTATTGCGACGAGCACAGTTTGGACATTCCGCCCCGCAGTTCGCTGACTGACCTTCGTGAATTGGTGCTGAAGGACAGCGTGGAACGGGCAAAAATTCTGGCTGCCGCGTCGAAGAAGAAATAACGCATACCCTTTCAACCCGGAAGACGTAGCGCACGACTTCCACTTCAACGGAGAATACCATGACAGTTACCGTTCAAATGGTCGGCCCTTCCGGCACGAATACCGTACTGGGAAAGTCCGGCACCACATACGTGGCGGACGCCAATGGCGTCTTCAACATTAACGGTGGCGATATCGACGCGCTGCTGAATGCGGGCTTCTACATTCTGAAGACCGGGTCGCATAAAGTCAGTATCAATTCGCCGCTTCCCGCCGACCTTATTTCCATTAAGGCGGCAGCCACCCCGGCGAACGGTGCCATTACCATTGCCGCCCAACCGCCGCACGCGCGCAAATTCCAGGTCCGAATTGTCCTGGGCACGCCCGGCACCACCAACATTACGGCAGGCACGCTGACCCTGGTGGGCGTCGACCAGGACGGCAATGCGATTACGGAAGTGGTTCAGTTGAACCAGTTCGGTGCGCTGTCCGGCACCTACACCACCGTCAACGCCTATGCTTCGCTGACGTCCGGCACCGTGGCGGGTTACGCCGCTTCTGGTTCTGGCACCGGCAACACCTTGGGCATTGGTGTGTCCAATGACTTTGCCATCCCGACCATTCCGGGCGGCCAAGGTCTGAACATGGTCCTGGTCAAGTCGACCAAGATTACCAAGGTCCTGGGCACCAGCAACGTGGCTGCCGACGACGTGGCTTCGACCGCGACCGTCGACAAGGTTGCCCGCACCGTGAACCCGACCACGGCACCCGCCGCGAATGGTCTGGTGGATTATGAATTCACGGTGGCCTACGGCGTCGGCGCTTAATAACGCCACGCAAACCGGAACCCCCAAGCCATGGCTGCATTTGACCTGACGACATTGGACGCATGCAAGACGTGGCTTGGGATTTCGGACACTGCGTCCGACAAGATCATTACGGGTGAAATTACCCGTATTTCTTCCATGGTGCTGGCTTGGCTGAACGGCCCGGCCTTCATTCAGAAGTCGCGCACCGAATTCTATAACGGCAAGGGGCAGGTAAATTTGACCTTGCGTAATGCCCCGGTCTTGTCCGTCACTGCGTTGAGTATAAACGGCAAGGTAGTTCCTCCGAACATAACACCGCCGAATGGGTCCGGGTTCACACTGGAAGTTTGGGACGGGTCTGTCCCTGCGCCGTTGCAGTCCATTTCGTTGAATGGATACTGGTGGGGACAAGGGCAACAGCAGAATATTCAGGTAACGTATGTCACCGGCTATGTCGATACGGAAGTCGGCACCGTTGACCCAACCACGTTTCAGTATTGCCCAGACCAGCCACAGGGTTTGAATGTGTCTGACCAGGGCGTGACCTTTGCGAATGGTACGGCATTGGTGTCCGTCGCCAGCAACCCGCAGCCGGGTCAGTATGTGCCGCCGAACATGTTGGCTGGCACGGCCGAACGCAATTTCTACCAGTTCAATGCCGCAGACGCTGGTGCTGTGATTAACGTCACTTATTCGTTCGTCCCTTGGGCGGTCGAAATGTGCGCCCGCGACCTGCTGGCGGAACGCTTCCAATACCGGAACCGCATTGGTCTGCGGTCCAAGACCCTGGGTGGTCAGGAAACCATGTCTTACGATATTAACACGGTGCCCAAGTGGGCGCAGCAGGTGCTGCAACCGTTCCAGAACGTGGTTCCGATCTAATGGACATATGCCCCAAGCACGCACACCTTGTGCAAACAGAAATTGCTGCCTGGGGTTTGGAATATATGTCTGAACCCGACGACGTCGTGCGGCATTTCAAGTTCCGTCAGGAAGCCACCCGGCAGTACCCGACCATGGACACCATGGACGCCATGCACACGGCCTTCAAGGTCCTGGAACGCCTGCTGGAAGCCCAGACGGGCTATATGGAAGCCCTGGACGAAGTCGACGGGCAATGCTGCGTTTGCCACTGGGGCAGCGACGAACTGGTCCGCCAAGCCTGTCATGCGGCTGCGACCAAGGTCCGCTTCCTTCGCGGGAAGCCCAACTGAAATGCTTTCGGTTCAAATTACCGGCGACACCGAACTTATTGAACGCATCGACCGTATGCCGCAAGCTGTCCACAACGCGCTGTTGCGGAAAATTACCGCGCTGTCCATAGAATTGCAGCGCTACATCAGAACCGAAAAGCTTTCGGGTCAGGTGCTGAACAAGCGGACCGGCGCGTTGCAGTCCAGCGTGTTCCAGGAAGTTAGCGACAAAGGCACGTCCATTATTGCCAAGGTCGCGGCCGGGCGTGACGTGCCTTATGCCCGCATTCATGAATATGGCGGCCAGACTAAGCCGCACGACATTTACCCGAAGAACGCTAAGGCGCTCCATTTCTTCATGGGCGGCAAGGAAGTGTTCGCCAAGGTCGTCCACCACCCTGGTTCGAAAATGCCCGAACGGTCTTACATGCGTTCGTCCTTGGCCGATATGAAGCAGGAAATTATTGACGGCATGACCAATGCCGCCCGCCAAGGTTTGCAACAGAAATGACCGTTTACAGCCCCCAGGAAACCGCCATGGCGGCGCTGTTCGAACTGGTCAAGAAGTCTGCTGGCTATAAGACCACCGGCCGCAAAATGGTGCTGTGGGGCGAAACGTCCAAGGAAATGCGCCCGTGCCTTTATATGCACGAAATGGATAACGACGTCCAAGGCGGCAAGACCGGCGTTCCGCAGGTTGTTGACTTAAAAGTCAACTTGTTCATTTACACCTGGGCCAAGGAAAGCACTAACCCGGCTGGGTTGATAAACCCGCTAATTGACGCGGTGTTCTATGCGCTGCGCCCGTCGCCAATGACTGGCAAGAATAATTTGGGTTTACCGTTCGTGGACCACGCCTGGATCAGCGGGAAGCTTTTCAAAGACCCCGGTGACTTGGACGGTGACGGTCTAGCCATAATTCCAGTAACCGTTCGCATGCCCGTGCCGCTTGTCTACCAAGCCATGGCCGCCTCTTAACACCTTCACAAAAGGAAGCCCCACATGACTGCCATCAATTTCGGTTCCGGTACGGTCGTCGGCCGCCGCACGGACATTTCCAACCCCACGCCGTCGTTCCTGGGAATTCTTCAGGACATTGAAATTGACTTCGACCAGTCGCTGAAGGAACTCATTGGTCAGCAAAAGGTCGCGGTCGACGTGGCCATGGCCGCCTTGAAAATTACCGGCAAGGCGAAGTTCGCGCGTATTTCGTCTTCCACCCTGCGCGACCTGCTGTTCGGCAGCGCCGCCACGGTGACGACCGGTGCAGGTCTGAATATGGTGGCCGGTGAAGTGCAGACGACTGCCACCACCACCTTTACTGTGACCAACGCCGCGACCTTCAAGGAAGACTTCGGCGTCTTCTACCAGTCGACCGGCGTTCAGTTTGTTCGCGTGGCGTCTGCCCCGACAGTTGGCCAATATTCGGTCAACGAAACAACGGGCGTCTACACCATTGCCGTGACCGACGAAAACAAGAACCTGCTGGTCTACTACAGCTATGGCGTGACCACGCTGGTTCAGTCGGTTATTGCGAACACGAACATGGGCACCGGCCCGTCGTTCGAAATGTTCATCAACGAAACCTACACCAACAACGCGGGCGTGGTGAACACCTTCAACTTGAAGCTGAACGCCTGCCGCACGTCGAAGCTGGCATTCCCCTTCAAGAATACCGATTACACCATTGAAGGGTTCGACTTCCAGGCCTTTGCTGACACGTCCGGCACCATTGGCACAATTTCGACCACCGAATAATTCTAATTGGAAGGTGCTTGTCGAGGGCGCGTTCCTGCGAACCCGCTGGTAGACCGGGCAATGTCTACTGCTTTCACCACGAAAAGGACCCCACGAAATGTCTAATGCCGTTGAATTGCCTATCAAGCCGAACCCGAAATTTCTTGACGGTGTCACCCCGACCATTACCTGGAACGGTGACAAATGGCCGGTGCCGCTATTGGCACCCAGGCAGAACCGTCATGTCATTCCTGCCTTAATGCGGACCTTCAAAAACTTTGCCTTGTTGGCCGACATTCGGAACGCGCCGCCGCTGACCGAAGACCAGTACGAAGACATTTCCAGCATTGTCTTCTGGGGGCTGAAGCGTGCGCACCCAGACCTGACCAGGGAACAATTTGACGACGTTCCTTTGTCCATGATTGAAATGATGGAAAACGTCAAAGTGGTTTCGGAAGCGACCGGCATTGTCAAAAAGGCAACGCAGGGGGACGGCAGTACAGCCAGCGTGGGGGAAGACCAGCAAGTCCGCCAGACTGGGACGTAATCATAGCGACAGTCAGTTGCTACACGGGCATTTCACCCGGCACCTTGGAAGACGAATTGACCATGGTCATGCTGTCTGCTTACCAGCATAAATGGGAATTCATGCCGCCACCCATGGTGCTGCTGCTGAATATTGCAGCGTACTTTGGGTACAAGGTGAAGACGCCCCCCACACCACAACTTATTCCCAGCAGTTCAAAAGCGCAGCCCGCCGACCGTGCGGCTGAACTACAGTCTATCTTCAAAATGTTCCCTTCAGGACAAATTAGGTAATGGCTGACCAGGACGACGTTTCCTTATTTTTCGGCGCAGAAACTGCGGGCGCAATTGCGTCCCTGAACCAACTGCGTTTTGCAATTGAAGGACTGTCGAACCCGCTGCGCGCCATTCGCAGCAACCTGGGCGAACTTGCCGACGCTTTCGTGGCCGCGTTTGCGTTGGACAAAATTTACCACTTCATTGACGGTATTGCCGAAGCTGGGGCCAAGCTAGAGCATTTAACAGCGCAGCTTGGAATTTCGGCCGAAAGTCTTTCCACCATAGCCGCTGGCGCGACCATAATGGGCCTGTCCGTAGAAGGATCGGCCACCGCTTTTTCACGTCTGGAACGCGCCATAGCGACCGTCCAGTCGGGCACTGGTCCTGCCAAGGACGCCTTCGAACAGTTGGGTATAAATGTTCTTGACGCGGCTGGTAACGCACGGTCATTGGACGACGTCCTGCCGGAAATTGCTGACAAGTTTCAGCAGACAGCAGACGGCGCGGTTAAGACCCAAATTGCTATTGCCATTGGCGGCCGTGGCTTTGCTGAATTTATTCCAATCCTGGACAAGGGCGCGGAAGGCCTAAAAGAATTCAAGCAAATAGCAGAAGACACCGGGACCACATTGTCCGGTTCAATGCTGCGCGACATGGACAACACCAGCACTGGCGTTGCGACCATGAACTTGTCGTTCAAGGGGCTTGGCGTCACGTTGTTCGAATTGCTGAAGCCAGCGTTTGACGAGGCAATAGGTGCTACCACAAGTTTTGTCGAAGCCCTTAATCAAGACATTATAAAAGGTGGTGTGGCCAGAACTGTTCTGGACGCGCTGGTGATCGGCCTTGAACTTTTTGTGGCCGCGCTTGACACGGCCATTACTGCCATAACGTCCATAGTCCAGACCTTCGAAGCATTCCTGCTGACGTTGGTCATAATTGCGAAATACCTGGACAAGTGGTTTGTCGATGTATTCACGCTTCATTGGGCACAAGCGAAGGAAGACACCACAAAAGGTCTTCAAGAAATTGGCAACGTCTGGGCGGGTTGGTTTGCGCAGCAGGAAAAGCAGGCCCAGGCTTACCATAACCGTATAAAGCCGCTGCTTACCCCGCCGTCGACGGGCAACCGCACACCTGACCCGAAAAGTGACAAGCCCCCACCGGACGCTGGTGGTGCCAAGGAAGCTGAAGCGCTTGCCAACGAAATGATCAAGGCGGACGAAAAAGCCGCTTTGACTGGTGTGGCTATAGAACAGGAAGCGAACCAGAAAAGGTTCGCTATGGGCAAGGAGTCCCTGGACGCGCTTGTCGGTCAGGAACTGTCGGCTGAAAACAAAATTCATGACATTAAGCAGAAGGCGCTTAATGACGAACTGGCTGCCGACAGCAACAACAAAACAAAGAAGCAGGCCGACAAGGACGCGCTGGTCCAGCTTGAACTTGACCATCAGTTGGCTGTGCAAAAAATTGAAAACAACGGCGCGCAGGGGAAGCAGAAATTAAGCGAAGAAGACGTTAAGCGGCATATGGCTGCGGCCGACCAAATTTTGAAGGTCGCCACGCAGCAAGCCGACGACGACTACAAGCTGAACAAAATTACGGCTGACAAAAAGGACGAGCTAATTAAGAAGGCTGTCCTTGCGAACCAGCAGACACAAAACCAAATTATCAATCAAGCCGAAATTGGGCTTGACCACCAAAGCGAACTTTACAAAAGGTACGAGGACGAACGCACCAGAATTAACAACGAGGCCAACGCCAAAATTACGGCTTCGAATGTGGCTGCTGCCGTTGCCCTGCAACAGTTACAGCAGAAAGAATTACAGGACTTCATTAAGTTAAAGAATGACGAACTGAAGTCTGTAACCTCTAATATTGACTTTCAGCGTTCCATTGGACTTATTTCTGAAGACGAAAAAGTCAATATGGAACGGAGCGCCGTCGCGCGCATAGCGCAAATACAGACGGACGCAATTACCAAGCAGGAAAACGACCTTAAACTGGTCGGCAAAGCTTACGACCAAGCCGAACAGCAGAAGGTCCAGATAACGCAGCAGGCTAACCTGCGAATTCAGCAGTTGGACCAGCAGCTTTTGCAGTTCGAAGTCCAGCGGTGGCAGCAGTTCGCCATGACTATTGGACACAGCTTTAGCAATGCCTTGTCTGGAATGCTTCAGGGGACAATGACGTGGCGGCAAGCTTTGACGTCGATCCTGAATTCTGTGGTTCAAGCCTTCGCCCAAATGGGGCAGGAATTGCTTGACGACTGGATCAAAAAGCAGGTCGCCAAATTGTTTGTCACCCAGTCGACGGAAAAATCGTCTGCGGTTGCAAGTATAACGACGCAAGCAGCTATTGCTGGCGCGGGTGGTGTCGCGTCCATGGCCGCTGCGCCGTGGCCGCTTGACCTTGCCGCCCCGGAATTCGGCGCGGCCATGGCGGAAGCTGCCATGGGCTTCGGAACGCTGCTTGGCTTCAGCGGTGGTGGTGTGGTCGACAACGACATGTTGGCCAAGGTTCACACCGACGAAATGGTTCTGCCCGCGCACCTGTCCAAGGGCGTGCAGCAAATGGTTTCCCAAGGTGGGGCTAATGGTGGTGGGAAAAGTGAAGGCGACCATTACCACATAAGCATTTCGGCCGTAGATGCACAAAGTGTGTCGCGCTTGTTCCAGGCCAGCGGCGGTGCCCTGGTGCAAGCCTTGGCCCGCCAACAACGGCACGCCAACCCGAACTTTAACAGGGCGAACTAAACGTGAGCAGCACAGTCCTACCCAGCCTTCCCGGTTTGACGTGGCCTGCCAAGCGCAGCGCCATTTTCAACACGACGAAGCAGGTCAACAAGTCCGGCAAGGAAGTTCGCATAGCGAACTGGTCGACGCCGCGCTACCAGTGGGTGCTGGACTTCAATTTCCTGCGGCAGTCAGCTTCACCGGCTTTTACCGAATTCAGTCAATTAGAGGGTTTCTTCGAAACCCTGAAGGGTGGTTGGGACAGCTTTCTGTATACCGACCCGGACGACAATTCGGTGACCGGGCAAGCCATTGCCACGGCAGTGGGTGGGTCGACGCAGAATTATCAGTTGGTGCGAACCTTCGGTGGTGCCAACACGGTGATCTACGCACCCAATACAGTCACGGCTGTCAAAGACAACGGCGTCACCAAGACGGTCGGCACCGACTACACCATTGGCAATTGGGGCAGCGCCACCCCAGGACAAATTTTGTTCACCTATGTGCCGATCACTGGTCACGCCATTACAGCCGACTTCACCTATTATTTCCCGTGCCGGTTTGACGACGACCAGTTGGACTTCGACAAGATGATGTCGAATTACTACGAATTGAAGAAGCTTTCATTCATGAGCATTAAATGACAAAAGTTGCGCGCCACATGCAGGTGTGGCTTTTCCAGTTCACCGAAGAACCACGTAAGTGTGCAAGCGTTCGCGTGGCTGCCTGGGACCGCACTACGGCCGTTGAACTGCTGTCCGAAAAGCTTGGGCTTATGCTTTCACCTGCCCCGTACCAGCACCCCGCGCCCGGCTGCATTCTGTCCTGCATTGGGCGCAACGACGGCATAACTGAACCGCGCATTATTCAGTTCGTGACGTTGGACGGTAAATTGGAGTTACCGGCAACATGAAACCTTGTTCGCCAGAAATATTGACGCTGCTGACCAGCCGTCAATTCTACGTGGCAGATTGCTGGACAGTGAACTTGGTTGGCGGAACGGTGCTACGCTATTGCAGCGGTGACGCCGACCTGACCATGAATGGGCAGATATTTTCTGCCGGTGGGTTGACCGGCCCTTTCTGGGACCGCAGCGACCACAAGGCAAAGGTCCATTGGTCGACCGGCACCAGCGTGGACACAATTTCCGTCGACGTCATTCCGGGTTCGTCAACGGTGCTGGGGTCGCCATTCCTGCAAACGATAAAGCAAGGCATTTGGGACGGCGCGGAAGTCATTCTGGATCGACTATTCATGCCGACCTATGGCGACACCACACGCGGCCCGGTGCGCTTCTTCGTCGGCCGCATTGCTGACATTTCAGCAAGCCGGTCCTTGGTCACCCTGGACATAAACAGCCACCTTGAACTGCTGAACCTTCAGTTCCCCCGGAACCTTGTCCAGGTGCCTTGCGTCAACAACCTTGGCGACGGTGCCTGCGGCGTCAATTTGGCCAGCTACCAGACGACCGGCACGGTGTCCGCCAGCCCTGCGCCCAGCGTGGGGGGCTTCACGGCGGTCTTGGGCGCGACCATAACAGACGGCTTCCTGGACCAGGGCACCATAACCTTTTCGTCAGGCGTCCTGAACGGCTACGCGGCAGGCGTGCAGCGGGCAGCCCTGACCGGCACCACGGCCGTCATAGCCATGCAGGGGGCGCTTCCCAGTGCCCCTGTGGCCGGGACGACCTTCACCATTACCTACGGCTGCAACAAGTCGTTCACGGACAGCAATGGCTGCCCGAAGTTTTCGAACACCGCGCGCTTCCGGGGCATGCCCTACGTGCCACAGCCCACGCTGGCGGTCTAAATGGTCACCATTGACGAAATGCGCGCCAAGGTGGTGCAGGAAGCCCTATCGTGGGAAGACACCCCTTACGTGCCCCGTGGCATGGTCAAAGGTGCGAATGGTGGCATCGACTGCCTGACTTTCTTGGCCCAGGTTTACGAACGTGTCGGTGTCATACCACCGTTGCCCATTCCGCATTACGCGCATGATTATTTCATGCACGACGACGCGGAATTCTATTTGCTTGGCAAGGGCGACACGCCCGGCATGCTGTATTTCTGCAAGGAAATTTTCGAAGACCCGAAGCCAGCCGACATTGTGCTGTGGAAATTCGGGCAGTCATTTTCACATGCGGCCATTGTCATTGAATGGCCCACAATAATTCACGCGTTCAGCATGCGGCCTGTGAAGGCTGACAACGCGGAACAGAAATCGGTTTTGAAAAAATACGTCGAAATTAAAGCGTTGCGTGGGCAGCCAAGGCCGCGCCGCTTTTTCACCGTGAAGGACTGGTTCAACCGTGGCGCTATTTAGTTCACCAAAGACCAACGCGGCGGCAACGCCAAGCTACACTGGGATGCAATTGCAATCCAGTGCGTATGGTCTTTGCGTTCCGGTGATCTATGGCACCACGCGCGTGGGCTGGAACTTGCTGGACTATTTTGGCTTCAAGCAAGTCAGCACGCCGCAGTCGTCCGGTGGTAAGGGCGGTATTATTGGCGGCGGTGGTGGCAAGGGCGGGAAAAGCAGCACCACCACTTATTTTGCCAACGTGCTTGGTCTTTTGTGCGAAGGCCCAATTGGCGGGGTTTACAGTTCGTGGCTTTCCCAAACCCAGCAGGTCAGCACCGGTAGTTACGATTTTCTAAGTGGTGCCGTCGCCCAGGCACCGTGGGCAAGCGCGTCCCACGTCATTGGGTATAGCGGCTTCGCCTACATGGCTGGCGCAAATATTGACCTTGGCACCAGCGCCAACCTGCCCGCCATGAATTGGGAAGTGGAAGGAATTCTGCAAGGTACAGCACCGGGCACATACGGTGGCAGCGGTTGCCGCAGCGGTGGTGACGCTGACCCGTCGCAGGTGGTCCCGGACATGCTTTCCAATGCCCAATATGGCGTTGGTTTTCCGGGCACGCGCGTTGGCCAAGTGGTCAACAATGACGAAAGTCGCACAGGCGCGACCTCTATTACGGTCAACAACGCTGCAAGCTTCCAATATAATTTGTCGGTGTTGGACGTCACGTCAGGGACGCTGCTGACCTGTGTGGGAAGTTCGCCTGCGGCTGGGCAGTACAGCTTCACGTCGGCTGGTGTTTACACATTCAATTCGGCGCAGACTGGTCACACGCTGCACATTCGGTACGTGTCGACCGCAGTCATGTCCAATTACCAGAATTTTTGTCTGGCGGCAGGTCTATGGATTTCCCCGGCATATAGTACGCAGGCGTCCATGTCGTCCTGCATAGACGACATTGCCAAGGCAACCTTTTCAGAAGTGATATGGTCGTCTGGCGTTCTGCAAATGATACCGCGCGGGACGACTGCAATTACCGCCCACGGCTACACCTTCACGCCGAACACGACGCCATTGTTCAACCTTACCGACGACGACTTTATGGCGAATTCGGGTGCGCCCGCTGCTTCGCCGCGTCAAGGAAGCGGCAGCACGGGTGGTGGTAATGGAACCGACGACCCAATTCAAATAGTGCGTGGTCGCAAAAGCGATCAAATAAACGACATTAAAATTGAATGCCTGGACCGCGCGAACCAGTACGCACCGTTCGTTGCCCAGGCTACCGACATGGGGCTTATAAACCGGTACGGTCGCCGCGCCGCTTCGTCCAAGTCATTGCACCTTTTTTCGGACACGACCGCCGCTTCGACGTCTGCGAATTTCCAGCTTCAGGACCAGTATATCCAAAACCTATACTGCTTCCAGTTGGACCAGCGCTACGCGCTGCTGGACCCCATGGACTTGGTCACGGTCACTGACCCGAACTTCAGTGGCGTTTCTTTGCAAGGTGTGCGCACCTATGACCTAACCGAAAACGATGATGGTAGCGTTACTGTTTCGGCTGAAGAATTCCCCGGTACTGTTGGCAAGGTCCCCACGTATAATTTAGATACGTCGGACGGTTATATTCAGGACTTCGACGTTGACCCTGGTGACGCAGCCGCGCCCGCCATGTTCGACGTACCGGTTCAGCTTTCCGACGTCATTGGTTTGGAAACATGGCTGGCGACACATTCGAATACTGGCAACCTAAACTGGGGCGGTTGCGATATTTACCTGTCGACGGACGGCACGTCCTATTTCAAGCGTGGGACGCTGACCAGCGCAAGCCGCATGGGACAGTTGACTGCTGTGTTGGCGTCAGGAAGTGACCCGGACACCACGCACACTTTGTCAGTGAACCTGTCGCAGGCTTTCGGAGTGTTGGAAGGCGGCACGCTTGCCGACGCCAACAACGGGGTTACGCTGTGCTTTGTCGACGGTGAATACATCAGCTATGAACAAGCAACGCTGACGTCGACCTATAATTACGACCTTGGCAAGCACGGCGGAACGGCCGGTCTGCTGCGGCGTGGTCTGTGGGGCAGCCCCATTTCGTCCCATGCCATTGGGTCGCTGTTCGTGCGCCTGGACCAAAATGTTTTTGTCATGCCGTACACCAAGGCGGACGTTGGGCAGACCATTTACGTCAAGCTGGTGTCCTTCAATATTTTTGGTGGCGGCTACCAAGATATTTCGACGGTCACGCCGTACACCCATGTCATTGGCGGCCCGCCGACTTTCTACGCACCCACAGGCCTGACCGTCGCGCCGCAGCTAAAGGCGCTATACCTGAACTGGGACGACGCGCCGGACATTGGCATAGCTGGAACGGAAATTTGGCGTTCGACCACGTCCAGCTTCGGCGGGGCAACCCATATTGATAACACCGCAAGCTATTCGTCTATGTACATAGACCAGAATGTCGTGGCGGGAACGCAGTATTGGTATTGGATACGCCACTTCGACATTGCCGGAAATACCAGCAATTATTACCCGTCGACTGGTGGCGCTGGTATTAACGGCACGGCTGCACAAGTCGTAACTGCCGACGTCGGCAACGCACAAATTACAGCCGCGAAAATTGACCCGGCAGCCATTCCTGCAATTCTGTTGGCTGCAAGTTTGGACACTGTTCAAGTTGTTACGTCGCTTCCGGCCTCGAATGCGGTAAGCAATGTTTGCTTCTTAACCACTGACAATAATTTGTACCGGTGGCAGCAGCCAAGCGGTCCATGGATACGTTCAGTCAACGGGGCTGACCTTACCAGCTATTCGGTTATTGGTTCGAAAATAGCCATTGCCGACACCACCAATATTTGCACCAACCCCGACTTTGTCGACGGTAACGGTGTTATGAGCGCTGACGGGTGGGCGGCGTCTGGTGGTGGTGCTTTCAACGCTTACGACGACGGGGCGTCGTTTGTTGCCAATGGCTGGCCTAATCGATATTTGGCCCAGCAGTCGTGTCGGGACGTTTTTTACGGCCAATTATTTCCATGTTCAACGCAGGAAAGCTATTACGTTTCTGCGTTCCTTTCCAACCAAACCGCTTACAATGTTTCGATTGGAATGCGTTTTCTTGACGCAAGCTTGTCAACGATTAGTTTTCAACAAGCTGCTATAATAGCTACCGGCTTAACAACGCCAACTCAGTACACCGGTCAATGTGTGTCACCGGGCGGTACACGGTGGGCGCAAATATGGATGAACATAGGTGCATTCAGTGCGTTTGGCAATTTCTTCTATACCCACGTAACTGTTCGCAAGGCTGCGTCTGCCGAACTTCTGGTAGACGGTTCAATTACCGCCAATAGGATGACGACCAATTCCGTCACCGCTGGAACCATTGCGGCAGGTGCCATTAACGCCAGCGCAATTATTGTCACCAACATTATCGTAACCGGTCACCTGACTGCGAATACGGTTTCCAACGGTGCCGCTGCCAATGTCATAAGTGGAAATAACATCAGTGTTGGCTTGACGCCTGACGCGACTTACCCAGGTCAGGTGGTGGTCTTCGGCGGTGGGCAAATAGTCGGCGGCAGCGCGTCAATAGCTTTGCAGAATTTGACCACAGGTTATGTCTTCCAGGCCGTCACGCTTAGTTCTGGGTCTGCCTTCGGCCTTATGGGGCTGGACGTTTCGTACACCCCCGGAGTGACGCAGACCTATGACCTGCAATGCTTCGGCGCGGGAATTTTCAGCACGGCCACGGTCTACGCACAGGAACTGAAACGATGAGGTATGCAGTTCTAAAAGCGGACGGCGTAACCGTTGCCTGGGTTGTCATGGTCAGAAATGCCGACCAAGCGGCCGAACAGCCTGTCCCACCCGGTGGGTCAATAGTTCTAATTCCAGACGACGCGCCTGTTGGCTTGAACAACATGACGCATCAGTACGACCCAGGCACGCAGACTTTCGTGACGCGGGTCGTGCCGCTGGTGGAAGCCCAGACGACAAAAATTACTGAACTGCAAGCGGCATGTGACGCGGCAATAATTGGCGGCTTCACGTCCAGCGCATTGGGTTCGGTGAAACATTACGGCAGCAACGATACCGACCAGACTAACATGGCACGGGTGGCGGTTATTGGTGGCGACTTAATGTGCGCAACCAATATTTCCGATAACCCGTGGACCTTGGTGACACACACCGCCGTCCAGGGCCTGACTGTCTACCAGGACTTCGGGACCATGGCCGACACCGCACGCGCCCACCTTGTCAGCCTAAAGGCGTCGGTCATGGCCGCCGCCGACAACGCAACCGTCAACGCAATTACATGGTGACAAAATGATCGACTGGAAATTAATTGCCAAGCTGGAAAGCACAATCATGTACGGTTACGTACCGGACCCCATTGGCAGCAAAAGCGGCGTCACGGTGGGAACCGGCGTGGACCTGGGGCAGCTTACCTTAGCCCACTTAGAACAGCTTCCGGCAGACCTTGCAGCGGCCCTGAAGCCCTACCTGGGCCTGAAGGGGAAGGCAGCACAGCAGGCGCTAAAGACCAAGCCCCTGACGCTGTCTGGGGCTGACGTCGACGCCTTGGACGTCATGGCGGAAGGGTCCGAAATAGCGCCGCTGCGGGCGGCCTACCAGCGCGCCACCGGCAAGCCGTTCGAAAGCCTGCCTGACGCCGTTCAGACTGTCTTGGCCAGCGTGACATTTCAGTATGGGGAACCCTGGGTGCGCTGCCCGCAATTCTGGGCCACGGCCGTTCATGGGTCTTGGCTGGGCATGGTGTCGGTGTTGGAAAACTTCGGGGACCGCTACCCGACGCGCCGTCAGCAGGAAGCCACCTATTTGAAGAACGCCCTGGGCGTCATTCCGAAGTCGGTTCAGGAACCGTTGGTCGCCAGCGAAGATGCGCCCGACGCACCGCACCCGGTTTAATAGCCTACCCGCCATAGCGGTGGGTCACAGGTCGATGACAACCCGAAAGCTTTTCGTGGGGTCGTAGGGAAGTTGTTGGCCTGTGGCCTACCGGTGTGGCGGTTTTCGTTCACCATTCAACCACGGAGTTACATTATGACACTTGCATTCATTCAGTCGCTTGAAGATTGGTATTCGGCGGACGTGCTGCCGTTCTTCAAAAGCTTTGTCGCCACCGAAGCCAAGGCGCTGGCACCAATTGCCACGCAGGCGGTCGCAAGGCTTGCTACGGAAGAAGTGGCAGCACTTGCCGCAGGCGGCAAGGACACGGGTCACGTTTTGGCCAAGGTCGTGTCTGACACGGCAACGCAGGCGGAAGCGGCTGGCATTCAGGCCGGTTCGTCTTCGATCTTGGCAGCGGTCGGTAACGCCGTCGCCGTCAAGACCACGCCGTAACGGCAAAAGGAAATTGGGGGAAGCGACATGAAACAGGTCATAGCTTTTGTGTTGCTTCTTCCGTTTCTTTCCGGCTGTGGTGCCATGGCGCTGCTGTTTCCAAATTCGAAAGAGTATAAGCCGGTCTACGCCAAGGTGTTTGACGAAGAACAGAAAAAGAAGGACGAAGCAGCCTGCCACGACGTTGCCGACAATTACCGACCTGGGGTCGACGTCGGCGGCACTATTCAAAGCGGAATTTCCGGCGCGGCCAGCAATGCTGGTTATGGCGTCGTTTACGGTTTTGGCCCGCCTGCGGCCGGTGCTGGAAGCAGCATGGTCAGCAGTCTAATGGACGGCCTGGGAATAAATGGTCTGAATTCCATTCGCGTACTCGTGCGGTGTTTGAAAGGTTATGCCGCAATTGACCACGCATTCATTATTGCCGATCCACACGACTAAGGGGGTAAAACCATGACACTACTTTCTGCGCTAGTTCCGACGTTTATCAAGAACTGGCTTTGCAACCCGGTTATCAAAGCGAAGCTTATGAAGTGGCTTCGCTGGGCTTCCCAGGGCGCTGGCACCTTCGTGCTGGTGAACACCTACCAGTACCTGCACCTACACGTCACCAGTCTGCCGGACTCGAATGCCGCGACCATTGCCGGGGTTTTGTCTGCTGCGGCGGGTGGACTTATTCTGTCGGTCGGCAGCGCTTTGTATTCCATGATCGACGCCGACACGGTTGACGCCAAAATGAATATTGTGGCGCTGACCGGTTCAGTTCATGCCGCCAATTCGAATACACTTATCAAGGAAGTGAAGGCGGCGACGAAGCAAATTTCCGCGCCGTCCGGCACACCTGAAGCCCTTGCGCAGCTAAAGGACGTGCTGGTCACGGGACAGTCATGAAATACGCCACGCTTGCCGTTCTGGTCTGCTTGGTGCTGTCGGGCTGTATTTCGGCCGTGGCCCACTTCATTCCTGACCCGCCAACGCCGGTCGTCAAGAAATTGGACTGCGCCGCGCTGCCCGTCTATTCCACGAAGGAACAGACGGACCTGCTTTTCGAATTGGACGCGGACGGACCGCACAGCCAGAAATGGCTGGAAGATTATGTGAAGGTCCGTAAGCTCTGTAAATAGTCTTCCCAGTGTCGGTGTTTTTTCGCCTTCACGCCGACATTACTTGGCCACCCCTTCGGGGGTGGTCTTTTTTATGGCGTCCACACGAAAGGCTTGGCGTCGTCCGGCTGGTATAGCGGGTGGTAGGGCTGCCCCGAATTCGACAGGCGCAAAGCATGCAGCGTTATGCCTGCGCCGGTCAGCATGTCCAAGACGGTCTTGTTGCGGTCCTGGTGGGTGCCGTGCATGCCCCAGGCGCAAACCACTAGCCCGCCATTATGGAAAGCTTTCTGCGCCATAAGCAGCACATAAGAGTCGTTAACGTCGCTGACGGGTTCTGGGTGCTTCTTCATAAACCACGGCTTGGTGGCGCGCACGTCGAACAGGTTGACGACCAATAACCGGCCGCAGCCCCAGGCCCTTGCGAACTTGATACATTTGCGAATGGTGGGGTCGTCCTTGGTGGCGTCGGCAGTCGAAGGGTTCAACATGATAAAGCAAGCACTTTTACGGTTTTCGACGTCCCATTCCCTGACAAGCAAATGCCGGTAGACGCCATTTTCGGAAAGCTTGGCTGTCCTGGTATAGGGCCTGAAGAATGTCATTGCGGTGCCCCGAACGCATAACTTATAAATACGATTACAATACCGACGCTGCCCAAGAATAGGCCAATGTAAAGCAGGCTGGCGGGTATACCTTCCAATTCCAGTTCGTGTGTGAAGCCTGCCATAAGGCAAGAAAACGCTGTGCCAATAAGCATAAGACAAAGGCCGGTTATAAAAATTATGCCCCCAGCGACCTGAATTTCGTAACCCATAACCCACCAATGAAAAAGGGCGGCCACACCGGCCGCCCTTAGTCATACGCAACAGGTCACCCAGAGTTACTGGGGCGGCCCGAAGGAAACGGAAAGCTGCGAAGCTTCCGGGTCGGTGACGACGACATGGCCGACGCCGGTCAGCGTGTCGACGCCGGGGGTCGGGTCGCCTTCGGCGGTAACGGTAATGTCGCATTCGCCTTTGGCCACGGGAACGACCAAGGCGGACAGGCCGTCCGCAGCAGGCGTCACGGTGGCAATGCTTTCGTCCGAAGACTTCCAGGCGGGCACGCCCACCAGGGCACGGTTAACGCCATGACGGTCCGTGGCGTTCAGTGTTGCAGCCGAACCGGGGCTGTCGCTATTGATTGTCAGCATTTTTTGAAGTCCCTTCCCGAAGTGAATGACCAGGGAATACGGGCGTCCGGGTTTCCGCCTGAGTTCCCTATAGCTTTTCGAAAGCGGGCCAATAATAAGCCAGCCAATGAATATCAAAAGCAAGTAAGCGGTAACGAACCCGCCGCTGAAAAGGGTCGACTTGTCGGGCATATGCTGCGCCTTTTCTGTTGGGGGAAAGAAACCCTGTGCCTATACATACACAGGCACAGGGTGGAAGCAATTTCAGGCAATGATACTGACGTCGCCTGCTTCGGGACCGCGCTTGCCCGTAACAATGGTGTACGACACCTTGTCTTCTTTCTGCGGCGGCGCAGCCTTGCCGTCGTTTACATTTTTGATATGAAAGAAGACGTCCGCCCCACCGTCAGCCGGGACAATGAAACCATAGCCCTTACCTTCGGCAAAGAACTTGACGGAACCATACAACTTTTTTGACGTAGACATGACAGACCCCTAAATAACGTGATTAAAACTTAACCGCAGGAACGCTGGCCATTTTCCAGAATGACACAGCTTTCGCCTTCGACTTCTTCTTCCTTGTCGTCTTTCGGGGCCGCCGTCAGAAGCGCCATGCGCTTGCCGGACTTGTTGAATGTCGAACAGCCCTTCGCCCCACCTTCCCAGCATGCCCTGTAGACCTGTTCGAATTCCGACCACGACATGACGGCGCTGTCCATGTTGATTGTCTTGGAAACCGAACTGTCCACATAATTCTGTGTCGTCCGCAGCACGGCGACATGTTCTTCCACCGTCACTTCGTCGGCGGTTTTGCCCTTCACGCCAAGGAAGCCCGCGCCGTAGTCGTCAATGGTGGTCAGCACCGGGCCGTTCGGGGTCTGCACCATGCGCTGGGTCGAATAGGAAAAGACCGGTTCCAGGCCTGAAGACACATTGTCGGCTGTCATGGAAATGGTGCCGGTGGGGGCAATGGACGTCAGGTGGGAATTTCGAATGCCGTATTTGGCAATGTCCTTTTGCAATTCCAGCGGCAGCTTCTGAACGAATTTGCTTTGCGGGTATTTTTCCTCGTCGAACAAGTGGAAGGCACCCTTTTCGACGGCAAGCTTCATGCTGGCGTGGTAGGCCTGTTCGGCCAAGGTCTTGGTAATGCCGGACGTGAACAGAAGGAATTCCGAAGACCCATAGACATAGCCCAGGGCTTCGGCGGCGTTGGCCAAGCCGGTGTAGCCAAGGCCCATGCGCCGCTTGTTCTGGGCTTCGGCCTTCTGCATGGGCAGCGGGTACTTGCTGCGGTCGGTCACGTTGTCCATGGCGCGCACCACGGCCGGAATGTCTTCGTTGAACTGGGTCCAGTTGAAGTCCCAGGCTGGCGCACCCACAGGGCGCGGCGTCGGCGCGGGTTCCAGGTACTGGACCAAATTGAAGGACCCCAACAGGCAGGCCCCGAAGGGCGGCAGGGGTTGTTCGGCGCACGGGTTGGTCGCCGCAATGTTTTCGCAATACCAAAGGTTGTTCATTTCATTGATGCGGTCAATGAACAGCACGCCCGGTTCGGCCCAGTCCCAGGTTGAACGCATAATGGAATTCCACAAGGACGCCGCGTCTATGGTGCTGTAGACCTGACCGTTCCAGCGCAGGTCGAATTCCTTGCCGTTCAGCGCCGCTTCCATGAATTCGTCGGTGACGGCGATAGAAATATTGAAGCCGGTCAGGTTGTTTGTATTTTGCTTGGCATTGATGAATTCGACAATGTCGGGGTGGTCGACGCGCAGCACGCCCATTTGCGCACCACGGCGGTGACCTGACGAAGAAGTTGCGCGGCACACCGCGTCGAAAATGGCCATGAAGGAAACCGGGCCGGTCGACTGCGAAGCCAGCTTGCGAATATTATCCCCCCGTGGACGTAATGTCGAAAAATCGTAACCAATGCCGCCACCCATGCGCATGGTCGCCGCCGCTTCTTTGGCGCGGTCCATGATACAGCCTTCGCCATGGACGAAGCTGTCGGCAATGGGGCCGGACACATAACAGTTCAGCGCGGTCACGGCTTTTGGCGAACCAATGGCGGACTGCACGCGCCCGGCAGGAAGAAAACGTTGGTGAAGAATAATATCGCGGAACTGCATATAATGCGCGTCACTGTCCTTCAGACCGAACGCCACCCTGTTCATGGCTTCGCGGAAGTCTTCACCGGGTCCCCGGTACTTCATGGCATGAAGACTGTCGGCGGCGGCGGTGCGGGGGCCAATGTGCGGCATGTCTATGTTTCCTGTTTTTGGTTTTGGAAGACAACGCTGGGGCACCCCGCCCCAGCAGGGTTAAGCAGCGACGGCAACCTTGTCGGTGTCGTCAACCATACGCTGGGACGTGTTCTGGTCGGTGGTGAAGAACTGACCGTTGGCGGCGTCGAAGAAGCGGCCAAGGTGGGTCTTCATGACCCGCAGCGCCGTTCCACTTTCCAATTGCATGAAGCTGTCGACGGCGTCGGGGAAATATTCGTCAATGACGATGCGGAAAATAATGTCGAAGGCTTTGACGTTGCCGGTGGTCTTCTTCGAAATGGTCAGGTTTTTGACCGTGTTGTACCAGGGCGTGAAGACTTCCTTATAGAATTCCCACGTTTCCTCGCCCATGACGTCCAGCGGTTGAAGTGCCGACGCCCGCTTGACGCCGCCACCGCTGCGTTCGTAGCCACGGCCCGACACGGTCAGACAGCGCCCAAAGGCCTGCCATATGTCACGCATGCCGCGTGCCGCAGAAACATGGACAGGTTCCAGGACGCCATTCAGTTCCAGGACGTCAATAGGGTCCCGCATGGGCGCGGGCGGAACATGGCCCATGGGCTTGTTGGGGTCGGTGCGTTTCAGAAGCTGGGACAACACCGTGTTGTCGATACCGTCGTGGCCAATACGTTCACCAGCCACGGTTCGCATTTCTATGTTCAGGGAAGCAATGGCAGCGCGCACCACTGGGTCGTTTTTGCTGGCGGCAATTGCTATGGCGCAAAGTGCTTCTAGTTTTTTGAAAACCCGTGGGTCGGTGGTGGTGGGAATAATATCGGCAAAGGCAGCAGGCGTTGTTTGTGCTTTCTTGTTTTTCACTTTGGCATAGCCCTTCGACAGGCCCGCGCCCAGACCCGCGCGTGGGGAAGAACGCTATTGAAGTCCCAAAAATTACGCAACGGGGAAGCGGTGCGTATGTCTAACACGGCGGCGTCTGGGGCTTTGTCGAACCGGCGTGCAGCCTTTCCGTTTAGCAATGGCATGGTCGGGTAAGACGGCAGCATGCCATGAAGTTCAAGGGACCTACTGTGGGCAGCATAGGTCCCGCCCTAGTGCGAAAGCCAAACGGGGTAGCTGGGGCTGGACGGGCGTTGGTCCACCCAAGTGCGAATTGGTCAAGGTGCGGGCAATACCCCTTCGCACCTGCCTGTGGCTCCATACCTTGGGAAAGGGGTGGTGAAACGGCATATGCCACTGACCCTGCTGTTCCTTTACAGGATTGGCAGGGAAGGTGGTGCTATGCCCTTCACCACCCTTGGGTGGGTAGGACTGAGGAAATAAAGCCACCAACAGGTCTTGCGAGTAGCCAATGGCGCACGTATGTATGCCTGACACGGAAAGGCCCACGACATGCCCAAGAAAAGAAAACCGAAATTCCCCGCCGCTATTACGGTGTTCGAACGGGAATATGACGACAACCCCAAACGACTCTATGTCATGAATAAAAGCACCAACGCCCCATCGGAAGGTGAAAGCCGCTACCAAGCAACCTACAAGCTGGTCGGCGTCGAACTGGTCACCAGCAAATTGGTCGTGACCAGAAAGCAGGTGAAGTCGTGAACCGCGAACGCATGAAAGTCCTGCGCCAGTTAATGGTCACCCTGTCGAAAAGCAAAGCCAAGCCGGTGGTCGGCTTCAACATGGCGGACTTTGTCGAAACCGCCTTACCCGACCAAAGCGACCACCACTGTCAGACCACCGCCTGTATGGCAGGCTGGACCGTCATGGCCTTCGGCAGAAAGTCGGAAAAAGAACTGCTGAATATGAGCAATGACGTTATTTTCGGGAAGGCAAAGAAGCTGCTGGACTTGAACACAGACCAAGCCCTGCACCTGTTCATTCCATGCGACCAAGACATGCACAACATGACACCGGCCGACGCCGTCAAACTGATCGACGCCGTCATGGACGAAACATGACCCAGAAAATTCGCAGAATAAACATGCCCGCGACCGGCACTACAAAAATTCGGCTGCCATGCGGTGACACGATACTACGCGCGTCGGTCAACGGACAAAATGCCATGTGGCTGCACACCATGGGGCACGTCGAAAGCGACCATGACCACCCGTGCCGCATTCACGCCGTGACCGACAAGGACGAAATGCCCCAGGGCATCGACTACGACAATTACCTGAATTCTTTCGACCAACTGGACGAAAGGGGCCGCACCATAACCATCTATGTCTTCGTGGAATATGAAGACGAAACCGACGAAGCATTCGAAGAACACCAGGAACGCGAAGACGAAATACGTCCCGGCCCAAAATACAGGACGCACTAATGGCCATGGACAAAAGCGACAAACGCGAATTGCTGGTAACGTTGCTGTGTGAATACCGCGACGAACTGCGGACATTGGCAATTGAGGTGCGGAACAACTTCAACCGCATTCAGGAAATTCGTGAACCAACCGCTGAAGTTGGACGGTGGGCGGAAGCCGCCGACGAAGACGAATACATTGTCAGCCGCGAACTGGACAAGGTGTGTGGACTTATATCAAATCTGAAGACGCTGCAAAGCCAGAAAAAATTCGCGGTCGCTGTCACCAACTTGGGGTATGACGCCAACAGCCCGCACGTCATGGAATTGGTCCTGACCAAACCAGCCGTTCCCAAATGGGACGGCAAGCCGCACAAGGTCCATTGCCGTGACGCCGTCGCCAGCAGCAAGAAAACGCTGTGCGGGCAAGTGCTGTCGAAAGACTGGACCGATTACGAAGCACGCCCAGACAGGTCCACCATAACCTGCGTCAACTGCAAGCATGCCTGGGAAAACCTGCAACGGGTAAAAGCATGATTAAAATTGGCACGACGTTGTATTGCCGGGACTACAACTACCGGCCGCGCGACGGCAGCAGGAATTTCCATATGCGACCCAGCCAAGTGACCGGGGAAACCAGGGCATCGTGGCTGGTTGGAACCAACAAGGTCAACAAGAAGACCATGTTTCAACACGGCAGTGGTGGCTACGGCGGCTACCAGTGGTACACCGAAGCGGGCATGAACGATTACATATGGGCTGAAAAACACGGCCGGAATATAGCCAGCGCGGTTACGTCCATGCCGACCGACGTGCTGAAGAAAATTGCGGCACTTATGGGCTACGACGAAGCAACGGAAACTTTCAAATGACCACGAAGTTCAGCTTCAACAAGCACGCCTGGGTGAAGAAGCCGCACGACGACGGTTGGGTGCCGCCAATGCCGCCAAGGGGCAAAGGGCATGCCCGCTACAGTTTCGAAACCTATGAAAAAATTCGCGCCGAACAAGTGTGCATCGTTTGCAAGCGCCACCGTACCCCAGAAGGACACGACCCGTGCATAGCCGACCTGCCCGGCGTGGAATTCGGCTGTTGTGGTCATGGCATCAAAGACGGTTACGTGAAGTTCGAAGACGGCACAGTGCTGCGCGGTATGTTTGACGGTATGCCGGGCGCAAAATTCGACGGGACGTTGAAATGATTGAAAATGAAGAAGCTGCTGACCGCGAAATACTGGCGTCGTGTTTTGAACGCCAGTTGCAGCCACAAAGTGCCATACGGTGCCGCGCTGGCATCAAAACTTACGACATATGTGCAGCACTGGACGCCATGCGTCGGGTGCGTGAAGAACGACGCAAATTACCGGTGTCCGACGTCATGGTGGAAGCCGCCATACTCGCGCATGCCAACAAGGTGCGGGTTGAATATGGACTTCCGCCTATTTCGTTGGCAACCTTGGTGGCAATAGAAATTCAGGCGAAGACCTGGAACAGTTGTAAGGAACGCATGCGCGCAGCTTTGGAAGCTGCCATGGGGGAAATGAAATGACAGACGAAGTCCCCCAGGTTCAAATTTGCACGCGCGGTTACCACGAAGGTGGACCGTGTAACGGCTTGCCCCGCCCAGAATGTCCTGGTTACCCGGCCTGGGCGTCGGCAGAAATTGAACGGCTGAAAAAAGAACTGGGCCGCGCCTACCACGCGCTGCATGGTTTCTATTATGCTTTCGCCAATGGGGAAACGCCAAAGCCCATGGTCGGTTACCACAGTCTGACAATTGCTGCGGCCCGCCGCTACATGACGGAAAAGTCCTACGACGGTACAGAGTATTTCGTCGGCAAGCATGTCGACGTGCTGCGCGAAGTTCTGAAAGGTTACAAGCGCGAATGACGCAGTATGTAATTCGAACCCGTTCCACAATTGAAACCGATTGTTCACCGGGGAAATACGCCATATTGGGGCTTGACGGTGGTATCGTTTTTACACGCGACCACGAAGCAGCGACCAAACTTTCGTTGGCGGAAGCGTGGCTGGTCATGCAGACCTTCAAGGGTTACCGAAACGCCGACTACGATTTCTACATTCAGGAGTACGACGAATGACAATTGTCACGGACGTCATGGTCGCCGCAGCGTGCAAAGCGCATTACGGCCGCACCTGGACTTTCGGGGAAGCCGAAGGTATGCGCGAAACCCTGGAAGAAATTATCAAGGTCATGCCGACCGTGTTTGTCGCGGAACCGACGCCAGCCATGCTGGACGCGGCGCGCGACTGGTCAAAGAAAAAGTTTGGTACGCCCATTGGCGACGACGACGCCATAGGCTGCTGGAAGGCCATGGCCGCCGCCGCGCCTGCCTGGACGGACATGTGAAATGGACACGGTGACCTTGGCCATAACCTTGCCGGTGAACGGTACGCCGCACGATTATGTCGCCGCCATTCACCAAGGCATAAGCGCAAACCCGAACGCTTTGGCCCAGGCCGCGCTGTCCGGCCTGCTGACCTGTATTCACACCGCCCGACCGGAAACGTATGTTGAAGGTAGGACCACCCTTGTCTATGGAAAAATGTCATGACCGAACTGAATTCTCCGCTGCATTCGAATGTGCTCAGTATGGACGAAGTCGTTCAGAAAATTGTCGTAATATTGGGAACCTTCCTGAAGGCCAAGGACGCAGAAGGGTGGGTCACCGTTTCAGATAAAATTAAGAAAGTTTTGGAGTCGTCAAAACTTCAAGTTATTCCGCCCGGCTGGAAAATGGTGCCCATGACGCCGGACGTCGAAATGATGAATTCGGCCGCCGAAGCATTCGAAGGTGTTCAGCTTTGTTTGAATGTCGCCGCCGCGCACGGTGTGACCGTCCATATGAATCAAGGCTTACCGCCAATATTTCATGCCTGGATCAAAATGGTATTGAATGCGCCGGGCAGCCCGGAAGAACAAAAAGGCCGGACGCCATTCGTGCCGCCCGGCATGCAACAAATGCAAATACCGAAGGTCAACGGCTGAATGAAATTTCTGGACCCCGCGCGCAAGGTCTTCGGTATCGTTGACGCCGACCACAAGCTGGTGTTCATTGACTTGTGCAAGGACGAAAACGAAGTATGGCAAATTTACATGGGCTGGCCGGACGCCTCGGAAATTCGCGCTGCAAAGGCAAATGGTTTCCGCTGCGTCCAATTGAAGGTCGGTCTGGCGGCGAACCAGTTGTCAAAGCGTGGCCGGGGAAGTCGCTGGGGCCGGTCTTCTGGGACGAAGCGGACGAAAAATGGGCAACAAATTTTAAGGTGACCTCATGCGGTGGTTTCGGAAACGAATAAACCTGACTCCAATCTGTGGTGAAATTGTCATGTTAGCGCAGGATAGGCGATTTTTGCCGACGAAAAATCACCCAGACGGCGATCCGCAGCAGATGGTTATAGCGACTAGAACGGCGGACACCGTTTTGGAATTCCTACGGGCACTGAAATAAGGGACCTTATTGACGACGCCATGAAAGACACCCTGGACGCCCGTAAAGTCGCCTTAGACTATTACCAGTGGCAGGTCATGGTGTGCGAAGAAGCCGTTGTCAGGGCCATGCTGGGCCTGTGGGTGTCGGAATTCACCCCCGTCCTGGTCTACCGCTGTGGCGAACTGGGGGTAATCGGCCTTTCCGCCGAAGAAGACCGGTCGACCCACCCAGCCATTCTGGTGACCAGGGCGCAGGGGCTGGCGGCCATGGTTAAGGAAATGGTCGACGAGTAGGTGCGACAGGCTGCCGCAGTTTACTCCTTGTAACCAGCCCCGAACAGGCTTATGTTTCGAGTGTCTTCGGAAAGGACACTTATGGAACACCCCCTGAAAATGGCAGCGGCCCTGAAGGCCCTGCACAAAGCTGAAGCCGCTGCCCGCAAGGCGCAGGACGCGCGTGACGCCGCCGAAAAGCGCTGGAACGCCGCCATGAAAATTTTGCGCGGCGACGACTGGAAACAGGCCCCGTCGCAGTTCTGGCTGGACCACTGTGAAAAGTCCGGTTCCCACCCCAACTATGACTTCGGGGACATACTGTGCTGAACATGGAAAGATACGAAAAGCACGTTGGACGCGCCAGGGAAATGCTGGCGCAAGGCTTCCACACCAAGCAGGCGCGAAAGGACGCCGCCGAACACGCGACCAGGGCTTATGAAGAAGCCGAACGGATAATTCGGGACAAGCTGCTGGCGGGCAACCGCGAAAGCGAAGCCTACAAAAAACTCTATTGGTCCTTCCCGGCATGTCATGTGCTGAAGGAAAAGCATTACCCCATGTTCGCCAAGTTTCCTGAAGAACTGGAAATGCTGAAGGTCTGTGCTGCCCTGCGCGCGGAAATTATTGCCGCGCCGGAAAAGGAAAAGCCCAAGACCAAGAAGCAGGTCGAAGAAGAAATTCGCAACGCGGAAGCCATGACCTGCCAAATTTGCGCTCGGAAGATATACGCGGAACTGGGTGTCATAGCCCACCACGGTTACGAACGCCCTGGTGAAGGGTGGCAGACCGACAGTTGCGACGGCGCGCGGAAATTGCCGTATGAAGCCGACCGCGCCTTCCTGGAAGGACATATAAAAATTTGTGAACACCGGTTGGCGCGTTTTAGAAAGGACCGCAACGACGTCAAGCGCGAACTGAGTTCGATTGTTGTTCACTACGAAATTCTGAAGCCGAAGGAAGAATGGCAATACAAGTGGAAGTCGGAGTACAAAACCATTTTCGTGAACCTGACCAGGGAAACTTGTGAAGCCGCCTTGGCGGAACACCCCAAGCTGAAGGAAAAGCACTACGCCAGTTCTGGCCAGTCACACTGGGAATATTTCAAGGAACGGGACCTGAAGGCGCGGGACGCGGCCATAGCCCAGTTGGACGAATACATTAAATGGCAGACCGGCCGTTTCAACGAATGGCCCGGCGTGACCCACCGGTTTGAAAAGGGTCGTGACAGACAAGAAGGAAAGTGGGTGAAGGCTTAACATGCAGTTATTTTTAGATTTGGACGGTGTGTTTGTGGACTTCGACCGGCACTATGAAAAGCACATAGGTCCGGTGCCGGACCGCGACGACCCTAACCAGGACGTCAGTTGGGCGGAAGTCAGCAAAATTCCGTTCTTCGAAGAAGCGCCGCCCATGCACGACGCGCACGAATTGTTCGATTACGTGAAGCGACACAACCCCATATTCCTGACCGGCGTTCCGAAAATTGGCACCGAAAAAGCCGCCGCCAGTAAACGGGACTGGGTTGCACGACACTTGGGCCATGGCTTTGAAGTTCGGCCGTGCCGCAGCAGGGACAAAAGCCTGCACTGTTCGCCCGGTGACGTCATAGTGGATGACTGGAAAAAGTACCAGCCACTATGGTTGAAGAAGGGCGGTATTTGGGTGCTGCACAAAAGTGCGGCCAAAAGCATTGCCGAACTGAAGGAACTGGGTCTGTAATGGATTGGTCCGAAGCATTCGCGTCTTGCGCCAAGTGGCCAGAACTTCGGGTTATGGGCTGGAAGAAACTTGTCCGTCACCCTGAAGCGTCCATGAACTTCCGCAGGCTTCTGCGCGGGCTGGCACAGCCGAATACTTTGCACACCATTACCTTGACCAAAGATTTGCTGTGGGCGATTTCCAAATTGTCCATTGAACTGGACCCGGAATATTTGCTTCAGCAGGCCGTTAATGCCCGCATGCCATTCGAAGTACTTATCATTGAATGGAATATTCTGGACCGGGAAGAAATATACAACGAACTGCGTGTCGCACAGGACAGGCTGGGGGACGTCGCTGGCGAAGTACCTTCGTTCCTGGTCGTCACTGACGGTGACTCGAAAACCATAAATAACTTGTCGTATGCGGCCAAGGACAAAAAACTTTGCTGGTTCCCCTGCGTGGCGGAAACCAATTCCAAGTACCCGGCCAAAGAAAGCGAATTGCTGAAGACCTACATGAAAGCGTCGGGCACGAACTTTACCGTGGCAGACTGGCTTTTTACTTCTAACATCCTTAAAAAATACCCAGGCAGCGACGTGCTGTCCGAAGACCCGCGCGTCCAGGTGCGCTTGGCCGGTCCGTTGTTTGTGGCGGCCGTTGAAGGCGAACCCCACGGGGAAAAATTCAAAACGCTTATGTCTGGCACGGCCGGGCAGTTCCGCTGGTTCGGTGCCCTGTGCGCCCTGCTGAACCGCCAAGGCCTGACCCGGTACGTCGACGCCGCCCCGCCCACGGAACCGGTCCCTGGACGCGCCCAGGCCCGCGACAGCGCAAAGCCGCGCACCCAGGTCCTGACCCTTATGCTGCCCAGGGACAAGGTCGTCCAGCGCGTCGTCAGGGCCATGGAACACGAACGCAAGAAGGTGGGGCTGCACGAAGTCATGGGCCATTGGGCCTACAGCCACCGGAAGGGCGAAGCGACCTGCGCCCACGACTGGCCGCAGCAGCCGACCCGCCGTCAGGTATGTGGAACCTGTGGGGCAGTGCGTTGGTGGAAAACGCCCCACAACCGTGGTGAAGGCGACACCTTGAAAGCCAAGGCCCGGCGCGCAGACTTCAGCGGTGTAGCGGTCGACCGGCTGGTTGAACAGATAAAATTGGAAAGCGGAAAGGGAACGACATGACGGGTGAAGAAAAGAATTTGGAAGCGCGTAAGAAAGAATGGGCTGAAAAGAAGTCCACGCTGCTGCTTCTTTCGATAATTATTCAGGGGTATACATTTGACGGCACTGGCTTGGTGACGAACCCAGGTAAATACCAAAACTGTACGCTGGCTGCCGTTTATTACGGCATACTTGCTGACAGTGGCGAAGGCGAGCATATGGACGTGCAGGGCGAAAGTCAGCTTTACGTTTGCTTCGAACCGACGCCGCTGGAACGTGTGGCGCTGGGCTTGAACAATGCGGAATACTGCCCACGTTACTGCTCGTATGCAAACAGCGACGGCTTCGTGTTTGGCAAACCGCTGTCACCACTGGAATGGGAAAAGCTTCAAGAAATGGCGCACAGCGACAACCCGGACGACGAACTGGTGGGAAGCGGACCGGCGCTATGATAGACCTGAAAGCAAAGCTGGAAGAAGTCGCCAAGGCGGTGAACCCGGAATGCGGGGAAGCTTCCATTACGTTCGGAATTAACCGCCCGCAAGACGAATACATTTGGTCCTGTTTGGCGGGCGTGCCTGGGCCGGTCATGCTAGGCGAATATTTCGATTATTCCGGCTGGGGACCAACCCCGGAAGAAGCCATTGCCAAATGCTTGGCGGCAATTTTGAAAGACAACCCCCCGGACGACGGGGTTTTGGAAAGGGTGCCACTGTGAAGGAAGCATTTATTGAAAAGCGGTTCAGCGCGTCCAGCCTGGACATAATCAAAAAGGCGGACACCATTTGCAGGGAATACATGGCCCAGGGCCTGACGCTGACCTTGCGCCAGCTTTACTATCAGTTCGTGTCGCGCGACTGGCTGCCAAACAAGCAGACCGAATACAAGCGACTGGGCAGCATTATAAACGACGCACGGCTTGCTGGTATGATTGACTGGGAAGCCATGGAAGACCGCACCCGCAATTTGGAAAGCATTCCGAACTGGGGCACAGTCAGCGAATATTTCAAAAGCGTGCCGTACTGGTTCCATTACGACATGTGGAAGCACCAGGACAACCGGTTGGAAGTTTGGATTGAAAAGGAAGCCTTGGTCGGCGTTATTGAACGCGTCTGTAACCAATACAAGGTCCCCTACTTCGCCTGCCGTGGAAATTCCTCGCAGTCCGAAATGTACGTCGCGGCGAACCGCTTTGCCGAACACAATGAAAATGGCCAGCGCACCGTGGTCCTGCATTTGGGCGACCATGACCCCAGCGGCATTGACATGACGCGCGACAATGCCGAACGGCTGGAATTGTTCTGGAACAAAAACATGGACGGCACGCTGGTGGAAGTCCGCAGGCTGGCGCTGAACATGGACCAGATTAACCGTTATAAACCGCCGCCGAACCCGGCCAAGACGACCGACAGCCGGTATACCGAATATGAAAAGAAGTTCGGTGACCAGTCCTGGGAATTGGACGCGTTGAACCCGACCGTCATTCGTGAACTGCTGGATACCGAAATTTCCAGCTACATTGACCACGACGCTTGGCAGGAAGCGCAGGACCGGGAAAAGGAAGAAAAGGGTCGCATCGAAAAGTTTCTGCGCGGCTGGAAAGACGTCGAGTAAATAGCCGCCGCGTATGTTTCAACAGGAATAGGTTAGCAGGGGTTCGCATGCTTAGAATGATGGAAGTGAAGTTGTTGGTTTCGGAAGACAAGGTCGGCGGCATTATTGCCGACCTGGAAGGCAGGTTCGACGGCATTCAAGTGGGTGTTATCGAAAAGGTCCCCTTCCACAAGAACAAGACCAAAGGCAAAGCCGGGAAGAAAAAGAAAATGCCGCCGTGGTCTGCCAAGCGGAAACGGGCCTTCCGCGCTGCGCAGAAGCTTCGCAAAGCCCGTCTTGAAAAAATGAAGGTGGACTAAGTCATGGCAACAACAACCATCAACGTCTACAAGTCCTATTCCTTCAAGGACAAGGACCCCGCAATTGACCAACTGCGGACGGTCAAGAAGGACGTCGGCATGTCGGACAAGGAAATTTCCGAACAGTCCGGCGTCAGCATTGGCACCTTGCGCGGTTGGTTCAACAAGGGCACCCGCCGCCCGCAGCACGCCACCATTATGGCTGTCGCCCGCGCCATGGGGTATGACTACAAGCTTGTGAAAGCTGGAAGGAAAAAATGATTACCGCCGAAATAGTGCTGGACAGCATTAGCCCGCAGGACAAGCGGCTGACGACCATGAAGCTGCGTTACCCCAAATTTATCCATGGGGAATTCATGACGCACAGGGTCTTCAGCCGCAATGCGTCCAGCAGCCGGGCGGTGCCGACGTCGAAGCTTCTGGAAGAAGTCCGCACCGAAGCCTTGCGCGCCGCGCCCGTGTGGTGGGGCAAGAACCAGCCCGGCATGCAGGCGGAAGCCGAACTGGACGACTTCGGGGAATTCAAAGATTGGAATTTGACACCAAAGCAGGCGGCCCAAGGTATTTGGGTAAATGCCGCACTGGAAGCCGCTTCCTTCGCTGAACGTCTTTTAGAAATTGGCGTCCATAAGCAAATTGCCAACCGCTTGCTGGAACCGTTCAGCCACATCAACGTGGTGGTGACGTCGACTGACTGGCTGAACTTCTACAGCCTGCGCCTTGACAAGGCAGCCCAGCCGGAAATGCGTGCGCTGGCCCACGCCATGTGGGAAGCCATGTTCAAGTCGACGCCCACACTGCTGAAGCCCGGTCAATGGCACCTGCCGTTCGTGGACGACGAAGACCGCGCGGCCGTGGCCCAGCAGACAAGCGACCCGACCGAAACCCTGACGTTGCTGCGCATGGTGTCTGTGGCGCGCAATGCCCGCGTCAGCTACGAAAATTTCGAAACCGGTAAGCGCAGCACAGCCGAAGAAGACATCAAGCTTTTCCAGGAAAAGCTGTTCCCGGCCGGTCGCGCGCCGCACGCCAGCCCTGCCGAACACCAAGCCACCCCGGACGTATGCCTGGGGCAGGAAATAATTGGGTATAACGATAACGACCCAAAAAAGCCGCAATACGGTCCTTCGTGGAAGCACCCGGAATGGCACGGTAACCTGAAGGGCTGGTGTCAATTCCGCAAAATGATCCCAGGCGAAAACGTGGAAGGAAACTGAATGGCCGCCGAAGTCACACAGCGCGGCGCACTTGACATGCAAGTTTGCGTGCCGACGTCATGGTCCGACGAACTGGTAGTGCAGTTCGCTGAAGGCGCGAACCCGTGTGGCACGGAAGGTGGCTGGCACATTCGCAGGCAGGGCGACAAGGCCTTGGCCGGTGCCGACGAACGGGTGAATTGCACCGAACGGCGCGGACATGTTCATATAATGCTAGACGCATAAGGAGTAATTTGAATGCCGCTTCAACAGAACCGTGGTGCCGCAGGTCAAGACGGCACGGTGCGCAAGGCCCATTATGGCGACGGCCGCCAGCCCTGGGACGACATGGTGGACCTGAACATTGCTGCGGAATTTGCGGCCGGGTCCATCCTGAAATACCTGCGCCGTGACAAGGACCGTGAACACAGCCTGGAAAGCGCCAAGTGGTATTATAATCAGCTTTACCAGCACGCCGCCGCCGAAGGCGAAGCGGGCGGCACATGGTCTTCGAACCTGGGCAAGCTTGAACGTGTCCTTTCCAGGGACGAATTGAAAGCGGTGCGGGGCGTTCTGTGACGGGCAACCCGCCACACCCGCCGCCGAAGTCCGACGCGGGCGCGGAAGCTGTCCTGCGTGGCATTGCCGAACGCCTGGAAGCTGGGTTCAACGGCAAGGGCCGCAAGACCGGCTTCCTTCTATTGACCTGGGAATTGGGGAAAGACTTCGACATGATCGACAAGCCCCAGACCAATTTCATCACCAATGACGACCAAGCCGTCATGGACAAGGCCGCGAAGAACCTGCTGGAAAACAGGGGCTTCATTGTTTTTGTAAAAGCAAAGGACGTCGGGAAATTATCATGAAGACCATGTCGCCATTCGAACAGAAGGCGGTCGCCATGCCGCACCCCAACGAAATTTCTGCCTTGGCGCAGAAGACCGGCCAGACCTACGAACAGGTGCTGGAACAGGCGAAGGTCACCATGGCGGTGCCTATGTTCGTCAACAACCACTACACGGTGTTGAAGCGCTTTGCTGACGGCGTCTTGGGTCCGTTGTGGCATTTATCCATTCGCCGCAACGACAATAAAGAAATTCGCAGTTGGGACGACATGCAGGAAATCAAAAATGCCCTGTGCGGTCCTGAATGTGAAGGCGTCGAACTGTACCCGGCTGAAAGCCGTCGCCAGACCGACGACAAACAATATCACATGTGGGTGTTCATGACGCCCGGAAAAATTATGCCGCTTGGCGTTGCCAAGAAGGTGGAATAGTGGTCGCGCGTATCAAAGCAGAACCGGCCGTGAAGTACGACTTCAGCACGCGGGACAAGCGCGTGGCTTTCATGAAGGAACTGGCGGTCAACACTCAGACGTGGAAAGACCCGTTGCCGAACTTCGAATGGATTACCCATACGGAATTCTGCCGCCATGGTTTCTTCATGTACACCGACTGGGAAATGTTCACGCGGTCCTGGGGGCCGAAGTCCGGCACGCCGTTCCCGACCGGCTGGAAGCAAAACCCGCAGGTCACCATTTACGGCCGCTGTTTCATTATTGGCAGCATGGGTGGCTACGCCTTCCTGCCCAGCACCATGTACAAGCGGGTCGAACCCGATGTGAACCCTTACGGCTGGAAGGGCAAGCTTTATATCGGAAAATTCCGCTTCTGCGTCCACGACATGACGCGCACCAACATTGGCAAGTGCCTGAACAAATACCTGTGTTCGAAATGCGGGTACGAAGAAACATTGGATAGCAGTGGCTGACATGAAGAAAACGAAAACCGAAGACGAAATAGCTGCGCAGGTCCTGGTCACCCAGGTCATGGCGCATATAGACACCATGTACCCGAAGGTGTGGGACGCTATGTCGGCGTCGGCCAAGGTGTCCATTCGCAACACCATGCGGGCGCAGGCGAAAATTTTAATTGAACAGACCCGCATGAATGTCAGCGGTGAATGGCTGACTGCGTTGGACGCGATGGTAAAGGAAAAGTTCGGTGGTCGAACGCATAACCGCTGACGGCCCCAACCTGCACGAAGCAGGGACCCACCTTCTGGCTTTTACAAAATTGAATATTTGGTGCCGGACCAAGCGGCTGGTGGAAGCCAGCCATGGCCGTGCTGAACGCCGTCACTATTATATCGGCCGCGTCACGCTGGCCAAGGTGGTGGTCTACCGCAAGGGTTATGGGCTGAATTCCCACATAAAAGGCCCCGGCACGGAAGGCCGCTACGTCCTTACGTTATATGACGGCAACCAAAATGGTAGTCTGGCGTTTGCAACGGAAGCGGGACTTCACGAATACCTGCTGGAAGCGGTCCGGGACAAACCGTCACTTTGAGGTCACAGTCTTGTGGTTGCGTTCCGCTGTTCGCCTCGGTTACAACCGTTCCGAAACCGACTCGCAGGGGGTCACCATGGCTTCCAAGCCAACCATTGAAGAACTGTCCAAGTCGCTGACGACCGCCACCCCAGCCCAGCTAAAAAAGCTGCGCGCACAGGTCAACGGTCTGCTGACGGTGACCGGCGACACGTCACCGGCACCGGCCCAGTCCGACGACTGGTTGCTGGACGGCATTGTCGAAGAATTGGCTTCGCGCGGCCTGCTGCACCTGGGCGCGGCAGGGACCTTGAAGAACACCAAGGCCTTCAAGTCCTACGCCACCAGGGCACCGGCTATACAGGCCCTTCTGCTGAAGGGTGCCCCAGGCCTTCCCCAGGACAGGGTCGTCCTGCGGGCCTTTGGGCGGCGCGTGGCAGCCTGTCTGGCGGACAGCTTGGCGAAGTGGACCGTGGTGTCCCCGTCGCTTATGCTGACCAGCGTAGACAGCGCCCCAGGCGCTGTGGAAGAAAGTTTCCCCGGCTACATGGAATGCGGACTGCTTGGTAAACTGGTCCGCGTATCGGGTAGCCAAACCGCCTGACCGTATGTGTAGGTGGGCGCTGTTAGGGCGTCCACCACACACGGCAGGGAAAATTCAGTGGCAAACGACGACCGGTTGACCGGACCTTTACAAGAGTCCGTTCTAACCCTTTTGTTGTTCGACAAGCGTTACGGTGCCATGGCGGCAGGCGTCTTGCGGCCCGAACACTTCGACCTGCAATTCCGTGACATAGCGACCCGCGCGCTGGACTACCGCGCCGAATACCGCAAGCCCCCAGGCGCTGCACATGTGGACGATATATTCGACCACGTCATGGGCGACCCCAAGAACAAATTGTTTCGCACCTACAAGAATATTCTGTCTGGCATCCTTGAACAGGCCGACAGCATAAACGGCGAATACGTTTCGAAGCGCGTCCACGAATTCGTGCGGCGACAGACGCTTAAGACGGCCGTGGTCGAAGCCGGGCAGCGTTATGCCCAGGGCGGTTCCGACGTCGTGCCGGAAGTCGAAACCATTCTGTACAAGGCGCTGAAAACCAAAAACGAGGAACTGGACGTCGGCACCTTCTTGGGCGACCGGCGAAACATTCCCATGCTGCTGAACAGCACGGGCGTGACATACCTGACCGGTATTCCCGAACTGGACGCCCGTGGCTTCGGCCTGACGCGCAAGGAAGCCATGCTGTTCCAGGGCGTGAAGGGCACCGGCAAAAGCTGGTTCCTGACCCACCTGGGCCGGAACACTGTCATGCAGCACGGCAAGGTCTGTCACATTTCTCTTGAAATGCGTCGTGAACAGGTCATTGAACGCTACTTCCGCAATTGGTTCGCCATGGGCAAGCGCGACGAAAAATTCACGCGCGTCCGTTTCGAACTGGACGAATTGGGCAAACTGAAAAGCTTCCGCGAAATTGAAGGCAGCACGTCGAAGCGTAGGCTGACCGACCCGAAAATAAAAAGGTACTTGGAAGAAAAGCTCGACAAGTGGTCCGACATTATGGACAACATTGTCGTAAAGACCTTCCCGTCCGGCAGCCTGACCATGGCGGGGCTTGAAGCATACCTGGACGGTTTGGAATTGCACCGCTTCATGCCGGACGTGTTGCTGCTGGACTACCCGATGATTATGTCCCACCCGAAAGAACACATACGCGAAAGCCTGGGACGCACGGCGGTGGAATTGCGTGGCTTGCTGGACCGGCGCAATATGTGCGGCGCATTTCCGGTGCAGTCGAACCGCAAAGGTGCGGAAAGCAAAACGGTGGAAGGCACCAATGTTGCGGAAGACTGGTCGCAGGGGTTCACCACCGACATGTCATTGACCTTCAGCCAGACCAAGGCCGAAAAGTCCATGAACCTTGCCCGCCTGTTCGTGGACAAGAACCGGACCGACGTCGACAAATTCACCGTGCTTATTTCTCAGAATTACGCGCAGGGGCAGTTCTGCACCGACAGCATTCTTATGGAAGCCAACCGCTACTGGGACAAGCTGAAGGACCGAACCGGTGGCGAAGACGAACAATGATCCCCGCGAAGCTTGTCCGCCAATATTTAGCGCAGGAGAAGGACGACCACCGTTGGCTGAAGGAATTGACGGTCAAGGAAGTGGACGCGGCGCTGGCAATGCTTCGGCCACGGCCGCGCTTCGTCACGGACCTGTGGCTGCACCAGAAGGTCTGTTTCCTGCTGGGGGTGGCTTTCCCGCAGTTCTGCTTTTGGGTGGACATGGCTGGGGGCAAGACAGTCATTTCCCTAGAACTTATCAACTACTGGCGTATGGCTGGAAAAATTACGACCGGTGCTATGGCTATGTCGTTGGATGCGGAACGGCTGTATAGCTGGGAACGCGACATAAAGGACCGTGGCTTCAAATTTAACTGGGCCATGTTGGACAGCGGGTCGACCAAGACCAACTGGGAAATAATAGAAGAAAACCAGCCGGAATTGATCCTGTGCCCATACCCCAGCTTGTCGGCCATGCTGTCGAAGCTGACGAAGGTGAAGGGCAAGAAGAAGCGCGAACTAAAGCCGGTGCCGGAATGGGCTGACGTCTTGGCCCAGTATGTCGACGCTATGTTCTGGGACGAAAGCACCAAGGCCGGGCACCTTTCGTCCGTGGTCCACCGCACCTGCCGCCTTATGCGCAACCGCGTGGACATTCGCTATGGTCTGGCAGGCGTGCCGTTTGGCCGCGACCCGGTGCTACTGCGCAACCAAATGAACCTTGTCGACGGTGGCGAAACATTCGGCCCGAACCTGGACCTGTTCCGCGAAGCATTTTTCAGCAAGAAGAAAAACCACTTCGGTGGAAAATACTCTTTCATTTATAAGTTCAAGAAGGAAATGAAGGGCAAGCTGTCGCAAATGCTACAGCACCGTTCGATCACTTACGCCACCGAAGAATTTACGGACCGGCCGAAGGTCCACCGCCGCGTGTCCTATGTTCATTTCGGGGAAGACGCCGAAAAATATTACAACAGGTTCTTGCTGAAGCTGCGCAAGGCGCGTGGTAATTACGAGGAAGGACAGAACGCTTTTATTCGAATGCGCCAAATTGCGTCCGGCTTTGTGGGCATGAAGGACGACGAAACCGGCGACAAGGTCGAAGTAGAATTCGCCAACAACCCGAAGCTTGACCGGCTTATGGAAAAAATAGACCGCATACCGCCCGGCCGGAAATTTCTCATAATTTACGAATTCACCTATTCCGGTCGCGCCATTCACGCAGCGCTGAAGGCGCGCGGCATTCGCCATGGTTGGTTATGGTCCGGGACCAAGGACCCGCTGAAGCTGCAACGGCTTTACGACGAAGACCCAGAATTTATGGGATTGGTGGCGAACTGGCGGAAGTCGGCATTCGGCCTGAACGCGCAGAAGGGAAACTACCAGTTCATTTACGAAAGCCCCGTGGCTGTCATTGAACGAAGGCAGGTCGACCGGCGCATGGACCGACCAGGGCAGCTTTTCGACGTCCACCTGACCGACATAGCCATGAAGCCTATAGACGACAAAATCCTGGAATTCCACCGGGAAGGCGGCGACCTTTTCAAGTCCTTAATGGGTTCCACGGTAAATACTCGTGCAGAACCAAAGGCTTCCAAGGCCAAAAATACTCGTAAAAAGGCTTGAACCGCGAGTAAAAGTGGCTATATTTAGGGTGTTCTTGGAAAGGACATTCAATGAAACGGTTTTTCGAAGCTTTCAAGCAGTGGCTGGAAATGGCCCACTATTGGGAACTGGAAGTCCCCCAGTTCGAAATGGCCTGACCATGGCTAGAAACATTCAGAGAAATTGGGACCACCAAATATACGCCATTGCAAACCTGGACCGTCTGCCAAGCTATGAAGCTGGCCGCTACGAAATTACGGAATTCAAGGTTGAAGAATGGGCAGGTGGTCATGTCAATGTCAGCCGCGTCAAGAAACCACTTCACGCGCAGAATGTTGCCTACCACGAAAGTTATGTGGTCGGCCCGCGCGGCAAGGTGAAGCAAATTTACTCCAGTCTGTACTGAAAGGAAAAA